AAAATTGCGATATTGCTTTAGGTATTCATGCTGGTGACCACGCGATTTACCCAGATTGTAGACAAGAATTTAGAGATGCAGATGATGCAGCTTTTAGAAACGGTAATTGGGATGCAGATCGTGTAGGTTATTTTACACCATATTTAGATACAGACAAATTTGGTATCTTAGAGGATGGCTTAATTTTATGTGATATGTTAGATTTAGACTTCGATGAAGTTTATAAAAGAACCAACACTTCATATAAACCTTACCCATCAGGCAACTCAGATTACAAGTCAGCATCTTCAGTAGAACGTATTGAAGCGTTTATTAAACTTGGACGTAAAGATCCAGTTCAATATGAAGATGAGACTGGTGAAGTAAGCTGGGAAGTAGCAAAATCTGCAGTTGAGAAGGTATTAGCCGATCACGTAGCTTAAAAAGGTAGGAAGTGTGGCAGAGTGGTCGAATGCGGCAGTCTTGAAAACTGTTGTACTGCAAGGTACCGGGGGTTCGAATCCCTCCACTTCCGCAAAGGTTTACTAGTTCCTTAAAAACTAGTTGGTGACGCTCTTGGAACAGGGAAGCCAAAGTTCATTTTTTAATGACTACTAAACGTACTGCGTGTAATGAAAATTCGGCTGTACAAGTTTACGTGAAACGTGTGACTATACCTTCGAAAAGTATAGGTGAAGCGTGTGAGTAAAAACAACGGTCGATTAGTAGTTCACGGGTAGTTCGTTTAGCGGCAGGACGCTTGATTCCGATTCAGGTAAGGGGGGTTCGATTCCCCCACTATCCACTTAATTTCCAACAATGAATATAGGATTTTCACATATTTATAGTATATAAACTTGCTATAGATGGCTACACTTACAAATAGGACTATTAGATCGACTTACGGTCAACTTTTACAATTAGAAGATTTACTAATACAAGATGGTTTTGGAACCGGCTCTTTAAGTGGTTCATTTGACCTAAGCGGTTCATTTGATCTTAATGGCCCACAAACCATTACAGGTAGTCTAGGAGTAACAGGAGATACTAAAATTACTGGCTCCTTAGTAGCATCAGGTACATTCATTTCCTTCTCAGGAGATACAGTTATAGTAGGAGATACTCAAATTACAGGTACTTTAGATGCAAGTGGAAACTCAACAATAGGAGGTACATTAGATATAGGTGGAAATACAACAGTAACTGGTACGTTTGACGCTTCAGATAGTGCATCCATAGGAGGTACTTTAGATATAGGAGGAGCAACTACCATTACAGGTTCCACTAATATTTCAGGTTCAGTAGGAGTAGTAGGAAATCTAATCGTAAATGGAACTGCTTCTATAGATTATTTAGTTACTACATACCAATCTTCATCAGTAATATATGCTTCAGGTTCAACCAAATTTGGAGATACTTTAGATGATACTCACATATTTTCTGGAAGTATCAATATGAATGGTCCCGGAGCCGGATTTACAGGTTCAGTAGGAATAGATGGAAATTTAGACGTCAATGGAGATACAGTCATAGTTGGAGATACAACTATAACAGGTTCTTTAGACATTTCAGGAAGTGTTACCTTAGTAGGAAATACCATATTAAGTGGATCCTTTAGTGGATCAACTCAAGGAGACTTTACAGGTATAGGATCGGGATCTTTTAGTGGATCTTTTGAAGGTGATGGAGAAGGTGTAACTGGTATTTTAAGTTCTTCTACTACAATTACAGCATCTCATGCTATGTCTATTACAGAAGGATTAACTGCATCTTTTGCAGATAACGCTTCCTCTTCCTCAACTGCTATATCTTCAAGTTACGCCTATAATGCAGACCATCTAGGCCTAGAAGACAAATCATCAGATTCTGGTGAACATTTTATACTATTATCCGATACAGCAACTGGTACCCATAAAATAGGTACAGATTCTGGGTTTAAATTTAATACTGCTACTAACACAATAACTGCTACTAAGTTTATTGGAAGTGTAGAAGGTAATGCAACAACCGCAAACACTGCATCTTTCTTATTAGGTTCGATTGATAACGCAGTATTTGCTCAAACAGCTTCATTAGCAATATCTACTTCTGTAGTGAATGTTACTACACAATCATTTGCTTCAAGTGGAGATGGTCCATTTACAGGATCTTTTTCAAGTAGTTTCTACTCATTCTTTTCAGGATCTGCAACTGGTTCTTACTTAGGAACATTTACAGGTTCACTTTTAGGAAATGCTGCTACTGCAACCCTAGCCACAACAGCTTCACATGCTTTAAATGTTCCTGCTACGGCTTCTCATGCTTTAACAGCAGTTACAGCTTCACATGCTTTAAATGTACCTGTAACAGCATCATATGCTATAACAGCTTCACATGCTTTAAATGTTCCTGCTACTTCATCACATGCTTTAACAGCAGTTACAGCTTCTATAGCAAATTCTGTAAAAGGAAATTCTGTAGCACTAGGAGCAGATACCACCGGAAATTATATTGCAGGAATTACAGCTGGTACTTTAATAGATGTAACAAGTGGAACAGGAGAAGGCGTAACTACTACTGTAAATGTAGATTTAGCAGAATTATCAACCTCTACAACTAATGGGGATGGTGATTTCTTTGCAGTAATAGATTCCTCTAATGTCCAAAGAAAATTAACTAAATCCAATATTAATCTTTCAGGATTTAATAATGACTTAAATATAGGAGATATTGAATCAGTTGTAGCGGGAGCAGGTTTAACTGGAGGTGGAACAACTGGAGATGTTACTTTAAATGTTGGAGCAGGAACCGGTATCAATGTAGCAGCTGATGCTATTTCAGTAGACGTTTCCGATTTTATGACAAATGGTTCAAATAACCGTGTTATAACTGCTACAGGTGCGGATGCTATGAACGCTGAAGCTAATTTAACATTTGATGGTACTACTTTAACGATAGCAGGTAACATTAATACAGGGCAAGGTACTACTGAGGTTTATTTAATGAACCAAAATGTTAGAACTACTGATGGAGTAACATTTACTACTGTAAATACAGGACAAGGTGCAAACGAACTGTACGCAATGAATCAGAATGTCCGTTCTACAGATGCCGTAACATTTGCTACTGTAAATACAGGACAAGGTGCAAACGATTTGTATGCTATGAACCAAAATGTTCGTACAACAGATGATGTAAGCTTTAACTCTATAACAGAAACATCTGCAAAGCGTTTTAAAGAAAATATCCAACCTTTAGAATCTAATCCTATCTTAAATTTACGTCCCGTAACATTTGATTGGAAAGAAACAGGAGCTAGTGATATTGGTTTGATTGCTGAAGAAGTAAACGTACATTTACCAGAATTAGTTAAGAAAAATGAAGAAGGAGAAGTAGAGGGTATTAAATATTCCAAATTAACTTCTTTACTTATAGATGTTGTTCAAAAACAACAATCCCAAATTGAAGCTTTACAAAGCGAGATTAAGTGGATTAAAAATAGGTTATAAAAAGGTTGGCTTGTAGCCAATAGGTTATTATATTTACACAAATAAAAGTTATAATATGTCTTTAGGAAGAATTGAAGACTACAATAAGGTTTTACCTATTGTAGAAATTTACACGGCTGTCCAAAGTGAAGGTTCACGAGCAGGATACCCCACAGTAGTAATTAGAACAACAGGTTGCACCCACAGATGCTATTTCGGCGAAGGTGGTTGGTGCGATTCATGGTACACTAGTATCCATCCTGAAAAAGGTTCATTTACATTTAACGATATTATCGAAATGTATAAGGCAAACCCTCACATCAAAGAAATGATGTTAACAGGAGGTTCACCTACAATGCATGGTAAATTAGTAAATGAATTAACACACTTCGCACATGAAAATAATATTTTTATCACTATCGAAACTGAAGGATCGCATTTTCTTGAAACTGACTATCCTATCAATTTGCTCTCGATTTCTCCTAAGTTCAGCAATTCAGTCCCTGTTATTGGCGTTGAAACCCCTCAAGGTGGAATCACGGACGAAAGAATGGTAAAACAACACAACAAACTTAGAATGAACTTAGCAGCTATTAAGCTAAGTATCAACTACCACTCAGATTACCATATTAAACCAGTATGGGATGGTAAAGACCAAGGTTCATTAAACGAAATCTTAGATTTTATCAATGGTATGGAAATACCAAAAGATAAAGTATGGTTTATGCCTGCAGGAGATTCACGAGAAGCTTTATTTAAATCATACCCTTTAATGTTTGATTGGGTGAGAGATAATGGTTACAGATTAACTTGGAGACCTCACATTATAGCTTTTGAAGATCAAAGAGAGGTATAATGAATAGTAAGTTAGAAGTACTTCACGAGATGTGGGTTCAAAAAATAATTGAACCCCATCACATAATTTCTTATTTAGAAAACTTGGATTTCGAATTAATTTCACTTACATTAGAGGGAATATCAATACAAAGTAAAGATCAAACAACAAAGTTTATATATGGCAAATAACAGAAGAAAACAACACGTAAATTTAGAGGTTGTACAAACCGGTTTCGCAAACGGGGTAGCAGAAGGCTTCCCATTCACAGACAATGAAAAATTAAAAATGATAGACGAAGCAGAAGTTGCCTACGGTCAGTTTTTAGATGCTCTTAAATGTGATTGGAGAAACGATCCAAACTCAATGGAAACACCAAGACGTGTAGCAAAAGCATACGTAAATGACCTGTGGGCAGGTAGATACACGGCGATGAGCGAAATAACTTCATTTCCTAGTGATGGTTATGATGGTGTAATTATCGAGCGTAATATACCGTTAACTTCGATGTGTTCGCACCACCACCAAACAATTGGAGGCGTAGTTCATATTGGATATATCGCCGGAGCAGATGGTCAAGTAATTGGTTTATCTAAATTAAATCGTATTGTAGAATTATTTGGTAGAAGAGGAGCAATCCAAGAACAATTAACATCAGCCATTCATAATGCTGTAGAAAAAATTACAGAAGGTAACTTAGGTGTAATTGTAACAATCGTAGGAACACATAATTGTGTATCCTGTAGAGGTGTTAAACATCAAGGAGCAGCAATGGTAACAACTAAAGCATCAGGAGCCTTTAGAGACGATACTAATAATGCTCGTAAAGAGTTTTTTGATAGTTTAAAAATTAATAACGGAGGACATAATATATAAGATATGTTTGATATAACTAAACTAGCTTTAACCATTCCCAATTTTCTTACACATGAAGAATGTGATAGATTAATTAATGAATTCGAACAAAGAAAAGAAGAAGCTAACTTTGAAGGTAGCCTTAATTACAATACAAATAAACGTAGACAATCTACTTTTAAAGTTGTTCCCTTAAAACCACGTACTGATAGTTTTAATTTTATTAAAGAAAAAACAAAATTGGCTATAGATACTTGGATAAATTATTTAGAACAACCTAAATATTTTTTTACCCATTCATTAAAAAGTTACCTAAATTTTTCTCATAATTATAGGATAATGAAATATGAAACTGGTGCTGAAATACACCCTCATTCAGATCATGATTCTGGAATTTACGGTAGTATAAGTTTTAATTTAAACGATGATTATGAAGGGGGAGAGTTTAAATTTTTTAATGGCAATCATACAATACCATTAAGTAAAGGAGATGCTTTAATATTCCCCGCTGATTTCTTTTGGGTACATGAAGTAACAAAAGTAACTAAAGGAGAAAGATATAGTATAAATAGTTTTATACGTAGCTATCCCGAAGATGTAAAAGACAAAGTAGACTACCTTACCAGAGTAATAAATCAGGATTATTTACAAAATACCCCTACAGAGTATTTATTAGGACCCTACAATTAAACTTATGGCATTAAAAGTAGAAAATAAATTATTTTTAAGCTGGGACGATATTGAAAGTATTACTGACGTCTTAGCTGAAAAAATATTAGCATTAGATAAAAAACCATTTTACCTTTATGGTTGTCCTAGAGGTGGTCTAATTCCTGCCGTAATATTATCTCATAAAACAGGTATAGCTTACCAACATTTAAACCCTGCTCAACTATCAAAAACAGCAGATTTGTCCCATATAATGGTTATAGACGACATTTGTGATTCAGGAAAAACTGTAGCAGAGTTAAGAGAAAATTACAACAAAATACGTGTAGCTACATTACATACTAAAATAGAATCCCCAAACCAACCGGATATTTATGGAAAAGTAGTAGGAGACGAATGGATAACTTACCCTTGGGAAAAACAAAATTCAGAACCAATACAAGATTATAAAGCAGAAGGATATGGAAGAATTCAACCCTAAAGAAGAATCAAAAGGTATAGGAGATACAATAGCAAAATTTACCCATGCTACCGGTTTAGATAAATTAGCAGACACTATTGCTAAAGCTGTAGGTGAAGAAGATTGTGGATGTAACGGAAGAAGAAAAACATTAAATGAAATGTTTCCCTATACTAAACCTACTCCACCTGAAGAACCTCCCCATGTTAATACTGCTCCATTAGATGAAACTATTGGAAATTACGAGGTTCTTCAAGAAATTCATTGTACATTACCCGGAATTGGAAATACGGTTTTAAATAAAGGTACAGTTTTAATTATAACAAAAACCCACCCTCTATATAACGATATTCTCCATTATTATAAAATAAACGCAATTAAAAAGTTATGAGCAAACAATTATCATTATTTAAAGAAGAAGAACTACCGGTATGGGTTAATCCTGTACCATTTGTAGATGAAGTAGAAACATTTAATGCCGTAATGGGTAAACCAAACAATTATGTTCCAACAATTCCAAACAGAAAAGAATGGATGTTCGTATATGATTTTATCCTCGAAGAACTCGAAGAGTATAAAGAGGCATGTGAAAATGGAGATATTGTCGAAATTTTGGATGCTTTATGTGACATTACATATGTTTCTCTTGGAAATGGTGCAATGCTTCACGGACTTAAAGACAAGATTTTACCTGCTTATGCTGAAGTTCAAGCATCAAATATGTCTAAAGCTTGTAAAACCAAAGAAGAAGCAGAAGAAACAATGTACTACCGCGAACAAGAGCAAGATGAACCATGCTACTATGAGAAGGTAGGTGATATGTATATCGTGTATCGCACTAGGGATCGTAAGGTAATGAAAAATATAAATTACTTTAGACCTGACCTATCTAAAATGTTTACAGATGAAGAACTTTCTACATTCCGTTAAAAAAGGTCTATTTCCATTTATAATTGCTTTCGCTGCCTTGTCAGTATCTGCATCAGCAGCATTCTATTCAGTTAGTGGTTTAAGTAAATTATTTGCGGGAGCATCTTTTGAAGTTATTATAATGGCTACCTCTTTGGAGGTAGCTAAACTTGTGATTGCCTCACTATTATATCAGTATTGGGACACAATAAACAAGTGGCTTAAATTATATCTTTCTATTGCTGCGCTAGTATTGGTGTTCATTACTAGTATGGGTATATATGGCTTTTTATCCGCTGCTTACCAAGCAACAGCATCCGAAATGTCAGTTGTAGATAATAAAGTAAAATTTTTAACTCAAAAGAAAGATTTCTATGAATCGGATTTGGCAAGGTATGACAAAGACCTTGAGATTATTGGAGCCAATATTAATAATTTATCAACTGCGAAATCTAGTCAAATACAAGTCCGAGATACCACCTCAACGACAGGTTTCCGTACTACTGTATCTACAACAGAGCTTAGAATGGCTCAAAAACGTATTGAGGTTGAGGAAGTAAATAGAAAAGCAGTACAAGCAAAACGAGAAGTAGCAGCTGATAGTTTACAAAAATATCAACTTGCTATTCTTGAATTAGAAAATACATCTGAAGTAGCAGGCGAATTAGGACCACTTAAATATCTATCAGGACTTACCGGGATTCCAATGGATAAAATTATTAACTATTTGTTGTTAGTTATTATATTCGTATTTGACCCATTAGCAATTTCACTTGTAATAGCTGCTAACTTTGCTTTTGATCAAATTAAACCAAAGAAGGAAGAAGATGATTTAAAAAATTGGTCAATAGTAGAAAGCGATGTATGGGATGGTTTAGATGAAATAGAACTTGAAGCCGACCCAAATGACCTTCCAGACATCAACCCTGAAAATGATATTGAGGTAATTGAACCTGAAGTAGTTAAACCAGAAACGAAAGAATTTCTAAAAGAGTTAGATGAACTCGAAGATAAAGTATCTCAAAAGGAAATTATAGAAGAACAAGATAATAAAATTGAATTCTTATATGGTGAGCTAACTAAAGCAAACGAAGAAATTAATGAATTAGATCGTGCTGCTATTAAAATCGTAGATTCAATTAAACATATAGACGATTACTTAAAAAACCACGCTCCATATTACTCCCCAGATATAGCAAATTGGGATGAAATAAAACTTGGATTCGCGGAAGAAAGTGATTATATTGATAAACGCAAACCAAGGTCTAAGCCTAAAGGTAAAGACAATGACGACGTAATAATATACTAAAGAGTAAAATAAGGTTATGTATAAAAAAATTCATGCTCAAGGTGCTGGTCAAAACAAACACCTCATTCATTTATGGGACGACGAAGGTTACCACCAAATCAAATGGAAGAACCACTCCTATAGAGAAGTAAATTCTGATGATGCCCCTTATAGAGGTCTAAATGGTGAAAAACTAGTTAGAACCAACGATGCTAAAAAAGGAGACATGGGATTACATTTCCATGATATATCAGCCCACCAAAAGTTCCTTATTGAAACCTATGGTATAAACGATGAACCTTCTACTACCCACAGAGAAGTATTTTTCGATATCGAGATTGAAATGGGAGGAGCACTTACAGAAGAATATATAGCATCTGCACCTAAACCTGTAACTTCAATTGCTTGGTATGATAAACAAGCAGACCATTGGTCTATTATTATCTTAGATAAAAAGGGACAATTAAAACATACTAAAACAGGAGAAAATAAAAATAAGGAGATTATACCTGTTTCACATGAAGCAGATTTACTTGATATGTTTCTCAACAAAATGGAGGAAATCAACCCTGATATTTTAGTAGGATACAATAGTGATTACTTCGATATCCCTTACCTATATTACAGAATGTGTAATGTTTTAGGTGATTCTGAAGCAAAGCGTTTATCACCTATTGGGCTAGTAGACGATAAAGTATCTAAAGGCGAATACTGGTATAAAGCAGACCAATTTGTTGATATAATCGGCTTACAATCGCTGGATTACATGCGATTACATAAAAAATATGGGTGGGAAGACGAACCATCTTGGAAACTAGATGCCATTGGAGAAAAATATGTAGGTATCAATAAAATCGAATACGAGGGTTCACTTGATAGGTTATTTGAAGAAGACATTCACAAGTTTATTCAATATAACTTTGTCGATGTTGAAATCTTAGTTGAACTAGATAAAAAACTTCAATATCTAGCCTTAACAAAAAACTTAGCACATAAAGGTAAAGTAAATTATAGCGAAGTATATGCCTCCTCTAAAATACATGATGGTGCTATTTCAGCATATCTACTTTCAAAAGGAATAATTCCACCAAATCGCCCTATGGGTGCTAAAAAACTTAACTATGCAGGTGGTTATTTATTTTGTCCTAAAGCAGGTTTGTATAAATATATGTTTGATGAGGATTTAACTTCTTTATATCCTTCAATCATTATGTCCCTAAACATAGGACAAGAAACCTTTATGGGAAGGATTGTACCTGAAGATTTACCCGAAAACTTACAAGATTTTGGTCCATATAGTGGTAAACCAGACCGTAACAATTATTTCGGACTAAGTGATTTAAAAAATATGGACCCTGAAAGGGAACTTATTATTAAAAATCATAGAGAAAAAGCAGCTACAGTTACAGTAGAAAAACTTATAGCTTTAATAGAAAAGAATAAATGGACTGTATCCGCAAATGGTTGCTTTTTTAGAACAGATAAAGAATCGGTATTATCAACTATCCTAAACAAATGGTTTGATGAACGTGTTTTGTATAAAAATAGAATGAAAAAAGCATACAAAGCAGGCGATACAGAGGGTGGAGAAAAAAACCACTTACTACAGTACACAATGAAAATCCTACTTAACTCACTTTATGGAGCAACAGCATTACCTTCATTTAGATATGGAATGCCTATGTCAATACTATCAGAAGCAATTACATTGTCAGGATGGAGAATTATACAAGAATCAGCACTATGTGCTAACAGACATATGAATAAAGTAATTAAAAACGAAATTAAAATAGAACTATAATGGCATTAACAAAACAAGTATTAAGACAAGGAGTTCACGTAATGGTAAACGATCACCACGCTACAAAAGAAGAACTCATAGAAATGAGCCAAGATTGGAGTGAAAAAAGAGAAGTATTTTTCCGTAAAATGCTCCAACAGGGAGGAAAATTTAAGTTTGATGGAATAAACTTTGAAATTAAATTAAGAGAGCGTATACTAAACAGTGAAGGTGAAATTGATGCAGGTGTAGTTAAATTACCCGGAGACGGTACAAGATTTTAATGGAGAAATTTGTCTGGATTACAGGAGGTGATGAGGCTTACATGAAAATGGTTAAAGTTCTTGCCAAGAGTTTACTTAAATATTCTAGGCATAAACTTATAGTATATGGATTTAATTGTGACCCTAATATTAATCTTCCAAATGTAATTCAAAGAAGAGTAAATTTTACTCCTAAAAACACCCATTACTTTAGCCATGAACCTGATTTAATTAATAAAGATTATTCTTTATATTATGGTAAATATATAGCAAGTTTATATTCATTAGAAGAAAAGTTTGAAAAATTTGCTTGGATAGATGGTGATGCTTTTGTTACTAAAAATATAGACAAATCCTTAAAATACCTGCCCGAAATCCCAGAATATCCTCTTTTTATGAGATATTATCACCCAGATATGGCCCAATGGAAATTACATGGTCAGATTAAATTGGATGGGAGATATGGAATGGAATTAGCCTATATTAAAAAAATTACCCGTAACCCAAACAATAGAATTATTGCTACGGGATTCTATTTCTATGATAAACGTAGTAAATGGTTTTTTGATAGGTGTATGGAATGGTATTCTGAACTGAGTAACAGAAGTTTAAGGGTATTTGTAGATAATAATGCCTTCTCAGAGGAAAGGGTAGCAAATTGTATCTTATGGCAAGAAAACTTAACTAAATATCTTCCAATTACATGGAACAATTACTATAGTTCACCTGAAGAAACTAAAGTAAAAAGTATTTATTTAAAAAAAGGGTTTGATGTAATGTACGATGAAAGTACACTAGAACCATATTTTATACATGGGCCTGATCCATCAGTAATTAAAAAGGACCATGAAGTATTATCTAACACTTTTAATGATTACACTTGTACTAAATTAATGATAGTAGCTCACCCTGATGACGAATTAATATTTGGGGGAGGGGAACTTATAAATAATGCCCAAGACTATAAAGTGATATGCTTAACTAATTCCTCAAATGAAATTCGTAGAAAAGAATTTTCAAAAGTAATGAAGGAATTACAAGTAAAGTCTTGGGAAATGTGGAATTTAAAAGATGATTTATATTCATTTAATGATTTAGATATTCTAAAATTAAAAACAATAATCCTTAATAGAAAATGGGAGAAAATAGTCACCCACAACCCCATAGGAGAATATGGTCACCCTCAACATAGAGCTATATTTGAAGCTGTTAAAAGTATAACTAAAAATTTCTACGTATTTGGCAAATCCCCTAAACGGTTAGATTTAGAAACTTTAACAACTAAAATAAATATCTTAAACCTATACTCCTCAGAAAGTGACATAATAGTCCAACTATTAAATAAATCCGGAGATTGGTTTAAAAGCAACGATGATAATACAAACTACATTGAACACGAATCTATAGAAAAATATGATTCAGAAAAAGATACTACCCCCTATATAGCTTGTTATGAAAAATAAAGAATGTTTTTTAGTTACCGCTTATTGTAATACAGAAGAGAAAAAACAAGTATTATTAAATACTTTAAATTCTCTAAAAAGGTATAATAAAGAAATTATACTATTTTCTCATTTTCCAATTACAGAAGAAGAAAATCTTTTAACAAATTATTCTGTATACGATTATAGTAATCCTATGATTGACATAAATGAGGGTTCTATACTTCATTGGAAAATGGTTGAAAATTATAGACTATGTACCTTGTATGTAGACTATGGTTACGCTGCAGTACAACAATGGAAAAGAGGGTTACTTTTTGCAAATATGTTAGAATTTGAAAAGGTATATGTTTTAAATTATGATTTAAATGTAACGGATGATTTAGTTTATCTTTCTGAAAAGGGTTTAATGAATCACAAAAGTGTATTATTAGACTATGATTTACCTCAAAGTGAAAGGTCGGCTCATATGTCATGGGCAGCCATTAAACCTCTTCATTTTGCTAATAATATATTAGAAATAAATTATCAAGATTACTTAAAAACAGCTCACGGCAGAATCCCAGAGGGATATATATTTAATAAATTTAATTCAGATGAAACCCAATTAATCTTACCTGACCAATGGCAACCCATAGCCACAACTTTAATTAGTATGGGGGATAAAGGTTTTGTAGAAGAATATTATACTGGAGATGGGTTTAAATGGATTTTAGGCCAAGAAAAAATATATAACCAAGGCGAAGAAACATTAACAAATAAAACGGTATTATTCTTTTGGGACATAGAAAAAGAATTAGATGTTGAAGTTTTTATTGATGGTAAAGCAATACCTTTAAGAGATATAAAAACTACTGACAGAACCCTTCAAATATATGTTCCAATACCTAGTAACGAAATGGAAAATTATGTTGGTAAGTTTATAAATAATACATTTGAATATGTAGAAGACAGATTAAGAATTACCATAAATGGTTTGGAGATCGATAAAGAATTACTTAGATTAAGCACTATATCAGCAATCGAAACTATAAATGACTAACTTAGATTATACCCAACGTACTAAATGTGCCTCATGCGAATCTACGGAACTTCATACCATTCATGATTTCGGTATAGTTCCATTAGCAGGATACTTTCCAACAGAAGAAGAAAAAACCATTAGATCCGACTATCCCTTAAAATGGCAAATTTGTAAAAAATGTAGTTTAGTACAAACCGATCATTTAATAGATCCACAAACATTATTCAAAGATTATAGATATATCTCCTCAGTAGGAATGCAACGTCATTTTAACCAATATTCTGAGTGGTTAGTTAATAATGGAGTAAATAAAGATATTGAAATTTTAGAATTTGGGTGTAATGATGGTCCATTACTATTAGCCTTAAAAGAAAAAGGTATAAATGCTACAGGTATAGACCCTGCAACTAATATTACAAAATTAGGTAGGGATAAAGGATTAAACATTATAGACGATTTTTTTAATACTGAAAATGTAGAAAAATATAGTTTAACCAATAAATTCGATTATATTTTATCAAGCAATTCATTTGCCCACATAAGCGACATACAATCAGTAGTTAAAGGCGTTACACATGCTTTAAAACCAAATGGTAAATTCATTGTTGAAGTACAATACTTAATTGATTTAGTAGACAAATTCCAATTTGATTTTATATATCATGAACATTTATATTACTACACTTTAACAAGTCTACAAAATTTGTTAAGCCCTTATGGTCTAAGTATTATTGATTTCGAACGTATCCCAATTCATTCTGGATCAATTAGAGTTATAATAGGTAGAAGTGAAGAACATGAAATTAGTAATAGCGTTTATCTACAAATAGAAAACGAAAAGGAATATTTAAATTTAGATACCTTTAGTACTAAAGTAGAAGAAGCATTAAATAATTTATCTAATTTCTTTAAAGAAAACAAAAACAAAACAATTATAGGGTATGGAGCCTCAGGTAGGGCTAATATGATAGTTAATCAATTAAAATTAACTACAGACGATCTAAAGTATATAGTAGACGAATCACCTGAACGTTATAATAGGTATATGGCTAACCAAGAAATACCTATAATTTCTTTAGAGGATTTAAACGAAAAAGGAGATTACATTCTACTATTGGCATGGAATTTTTCGGATATGATCATTGAAAAAACTAAACATTTAGGTATCCCATATGTTATACCTTTCCCAAATCTTAAAATAGTATGAAAGGAGAAAAAATTTTTATAACAGGAGGAGCCGGGTATTTAGGATCCCATTTAGTAGAACGTTATTATAGTGATAATGAAATAACTGTTTATTCAAGAGATGAAGCAAAGCATTATTATCTTAAAAAACGTTTTCCTAAAATTAATTGTATTATAGGAGATGTACGTAATGCGGATTTACTAATAAGATCTGCTAAAAACCATACAATTGGTATATTTGCCGCCTCATTAAAGCAAATAGAATCTGTAGATCAAAATGTAGAAGAAGCAGTTAGGGTATTAATTGATGGTTCTATTAATTCTCGAAGAGCAGCTGAAGAAAATAATTTTAAAGCTGCATGTTTTATATCATCTGATAAATCTCGCGCTGCTACTACCCTATATGGTTCTATGAAGTTCATTGCAGGAGAATCCTTTATAGTAAACTCAGAAAAATCACAAGTAAATTTATCATCAGCCATATATGGTAATGTTTTAAACTCTACAGGTAGTATTATACCCTTAATATGGGATTCTATTAATAAAAACTATCCACTTACCCTATACTCAGAAGAAATGACTAGGTTCATGATTGAGATACAGGAAGCAATTGATTTAATTGAAATCGGTTTAGAATTAGATGGTGTAAATATTATACCTAATTTAAAATCATTTTTAGTTAAAGATTTATTTGAAATATATTCTGAGAAGTTTGGGTTACAATATAAAAACGGTCAACCCCGTATTTCTGAAAAAATACATGAAGTAATGATAGCCCAAGAAGAAGTTCCTAGAACTACTTTAAAAGATAAAGTTTACGTAATGCATTATAACAACATATCAGAATCTCCAATTCCACATGAATTTACAAGTGCGTATTCTTTAGTGTCTAAGCAAGATCTAGATCGTATATTACAGACATATAATTATTTTAAACCATGAAAGTAGAAATATCAAACGGGGAGCTATTAGATAAAATTTCAATTTTAGAGTTAAAAATGCTTAGAATTGAAGATGAAGAAAAATTAGTTAACATCAAAAACGAATTTAATACACTAAACCCATTAGTAGTAGAATTGTTTGAGCAATATGGTAGTGAATTACAAACCCATTATCTGGAATTAGCTAAAATAAACGGCAAATTATGGGATATAGAGGATTGGATTCGAGATTGTGAACGTGAAAATAGATTTGATAAAGAATTTGTAGAATTAGCCCGTTCTGTGTATATTACCAATGACCAAAGATCAGAGGTTAAAAAATTAATCAACTTGCTAACAAATTCAGGACTAGTTGAAGAAAAGTCATATAAAAAGTATTAATGAAACACATAGAAGATACACCTTGGTTTATTTGCGATGAAGAAGACGTAAACTACTGTGCTTACGTTGACACGGATTCAAACTACTTTAATGCGGAACCTCTTCTAAAACACTTATATCCTAACTTTGAAGAATTCCCGGAAGAAGAAAAGGATGATATACTAGAAAAGGTTGCGTTAAAATATCAAGATGTTATAAACGAAGAATACGACAATTTAGCTCGCAACTGCTTCAATATACAAGGTACACATCGTCTCGAAATGAAAACTGAATGTGTTATTCGTTCAGCATACTTTAGAGCAACACGTAGATATGCTCAGTGGATTACAAAACAAGAAGGTATTGTAAAAGAATCACTTGATGTAAAAGGATTAGAATATAAAAAATCTAACTTTCCTAAAGTGTTTGGTAATTTCTTTAAAAATGTACTTGAAGATGTTTTAAAAGGAACACCTCAAGGAGAAATCGATACAAGAATTTTGGATTTCAAACAAAAGATATTACATTCAATGCCAATTAATGAGTTAGGAAACCCACAAGGTGTAAAAACTCTAAACAAATATATTGAACGTAAACCAGTAGGCACAGAAATATTTACAGTAATCCGTAAAGGAGCACCTGCTGCAGTACGTGCTACAATTAAATATAATGATTTATTAAAATATTGGAAATTAGATAAGACATATAGTCAAATTGTTCAAGGTGATAAAGTAAAATGGATTTACTTAAAAAAGAACCCATTTCAAATTGAAGCGTTAGCTTATCTTGATTTTGATATGCCTGATAAAATTAAAGATTTCTTAGATAAATTTGCTGATAAAGAAAAAGTATTTGACACAATATTATTAAATAAATTAGAAGGTTTTTACGAAGATTTAGAATGGAGGTTAAATACAAACCCTTACGTTAACCAGTTTTTTACATGATTTATATTTTTGATGTCGATGGAACATTAACTCCCTTCCGAGGGTTAATTGACCCCAGTTTTAAAACATTTTTTCAATCATTTATTAAGAAAAATAGTGTATGGTTAATTTCAGGCAGTGATAAAGATAAAACAATTGAACAATTGGGTTTTGATATATGGGGTTCAGTAGAACGTTGCTACCAAAATTCAGGCAATCAACTTTTTATTAATAATAAGTTAGAATACCAACATGAGTTTAATCTTCCAACCCAATGTGAAGATTTATTAAAAAGGTTTTTAGAAAAATCTAAATATCCCTACCGATATGGAAATCATATTGAACAACGAGAGGGTGCTGTTAATTTTTCTGTTATAGGTAGAAGTTGTAACCAAGAGCAAAGAGAACATTATGGAGCATGGGATAAAAAACATCAAGAACGTAAGAAATTTGCTTGTAAAATTAGAGAAAAACACCCAGGGTTAGATGCTGTAGTAGGTGGAGAAATTAGTATTGATATATATGAAAAAGGTAAAGACAAAGGACAAATTGTAAAAGATATAAAAGACAAATTTATATTCTTTGGAGATAGACTACAACCAGGGGGGAATGATTTTCCTATACAACAACAAATTATTTCTCAAAAACGGAAGGATTGTAAAATTCATCACGTAAAGAGTTGGAAAGACACTGAAAAATTATTACATTTATTAACATGAAAAAAAGTTATATTATAGACAATATCCAAAAATATTTTTTGGGTGGATTAGTAGGTGAAGTTATATGGACTATATCGAATGGTAAAGTAGAAATTAACTTTGAAACCTCAACAAAAGATGCAATTGGTAATTTAGTATTTGATTTAGCATTAGAGGATAATGAAATAGGTATTTACAATACAGATTCATTATTAAGACTATTAAGTATTACAAATGAAGATGTTCAACTCGAACTGTCTAAATCAAACACCGGTTTAGTAAATAAACTTAAAATTAAGGATAATAAATTTGATTTAGATTATAATTTAAGTGATATAAGTATTATTCAAGCTGTAAGGAAAGTAGGTGAAGCAGATTACGATTTTACATTTCAAATTAATGACGAATTTATATCCAATTTTACTAAAGCACATAACGCTTTAGAAAAAACACCTCAATTCACTATCAATACAACTACCACAGCACAAAACGAAAATGTTGTTGAAATGTTGTTAGGTGAACGTTCAACACATGCTAATAAAGTTAAATTCACTGAACCCGCTACATTCACAAAACAAAGCGATATACTACCATTTTCAGCATTAGTATTTAGAGAAATATTATCATCAAATAAAGGTGCGGAAGGTACAATGAGTGTAAGTAATAAAGGATTAGCAAAACTAGAATTTAAGACAGATACAACTTTATCAAAATATTTTATGGTAAGGTTACAATAGCATATATTTATAGCAAACCTTGACTCTAGAGCGAGTTAGTTATGTAAATGTTATATTAAATCAATTTTTAAACCGACGATCTTAGGACGTCACAAACGTAAATCATTATGAGTACATTATTTTATGAACGTAATCCGTTCGACATTTTAGTTAGAAATTTCTTTCAAGACGCTAGCCAATATTCACCGCTAGACCAAACCAAATTATCCCACCCAGTAGACATCTATACAAACGACAAAGGACTTATCTTTGATGTTGCCTGTACTGGTATCGCTAAAGAAGACATTGAAATTTTACTTCAAGACAATGTTCTTCGCATTAATTACACAAAAGCTAAAGAAGAAGAAGATGTAGACTATATCCACAAGGGTATTGCTAAACGTTCTTTTAACTTTGGTTGGAAAATCGATTCTAAATTCGATTTATCAAAAGCCATAGCAAAATTCGAAAACGGATTATTGACTATTAGTGTACCTTTCGCTAAAGGTTCAGAGTTAAAAACTCTACAAATCAAGTAAATATTTCTCGCTCTAGACTTGGTTTATCGAACGAATGTTCGTATATTTACATATAAGAAATAATAACAAACACACAATCAGTTATGGCAAATCCAAATTTTAAAGGCAGACCAAAAGGGTCTGGAAAGAGTACATTCATCGAGGATGTATTATTAGGCGACTATAAAATCGTTGTAGACGAATATAGTTACAATGTAGTAGATACTACAAAAGAAAAAACTATTGGTTTCTATACTAATCTAGGAACAGCAGTTTTAGCAATAGCTAAACATCAAACAAATCAAGATGGTGTATTTACCTTAAAGGAATATGCTAAAAACTTTGAAACAATTCATACTAATTTAAAAGAAGCAATTTTAAGATGAACAAATTAAGACCAGTTAATGGGAACGTTATATTACGTCCTATCGAGGAAGAAGAATTAATGGCTGGAAACATCATTATCCCCGATATGGGTAAAGAAAAACCAGAAATGGCTGAAGTAATAGCAATTTCTAATGTTTACAATTTTAATACTGATACAATAGTTCCTACAGATTTAGAAGTAGGTATGAAAGTATTATTACCAAAAATGGGTTCTCAAACTATTACATTAGACGGAGAAGAATATTACATTACAGCACAAAATTCAATTTTATCAATAGTAGAATAAGTTATGACAGAAACAAGTTTCGGAAAAGAATCCAAGAATCAACTATTAGAAGGAGTTAAGAAACTCAATAATAGCGTAGCATCAACATTAGGGCCAGCTGGTAGAACAGTACTAATTAAAGAACCTAATGGTGAAATTAAAGTTACAAAAGATGGTGTTACTGTAGCAAAGGCATTTAAAGAACTTGAAAATCAAGTTGAATCTATTGGTGCAGAATTAGCTAAAAAAGTATCTGTAAAATCTGCTAACGAGGTAGGTGATGGTACAACAACTTCTACAGTATTAGCCACTGCTATTCTTGAAGAAGGAATCAAACAAATCAATGATGGTTCTAATCCGGTTGATATCAAGAAAGGTATTGACGAGGCAGTAAACACTGTAAAAGAAGCATTAAAAGAACTATCTGTTGAAATTACAGAAGATTCACAAATTAAGGAAGTAGCTACTATTTCAGGTAACAACGATGAAGAGATTGGAACCTTAATTTCAACAGCTTTAGATAAAGTAGGTAGAGATGGAGTTGTAGCAATCGAAGAATCTAAAACTGGAGAAACTTCACTTGAAGTAGTAGAAGGTATGCAATTCGAACGTGGTTACAAATCACCATATTTTGTTACAGACAACGATTCAATGGCAGCGGTTTTAAACGACCCTTACATTTTAATCTATGATGGTAGAATTACACAAGCCAGTGAATTGCTTAATGTATTAAACAAAGCAAGTGGTGAAAGTAAACCTTTACTTATTGTAGCTGAAGACATTGATGGAGAAGCATTAGCTACCCTCATTGTAAACAAAATGAGAGGAACTATTCAAGTTGTTGCTGTTAAAGCCCCTGATTTTGGTGATAGAAGAACTATGGCTTTAGAAGATTTAGCTACTGTAACAGGTGGTACTGTAATCTCTAAAAACAAAGGACATAAACTAGATAAACTACAATCAATCCAATTCGGTGAATTATTAGGTAAAGCTAGAACAGTTAATGTTACTAAAGACAAAACTACTATCGTAGATGGTAAAGGCGGTGAAGAAGCTATTACAGCAAAAGCTAGTGAAATCAAATCCCAATTAGATAACGCAACATCAGCATTCGAAAAAGAAAAATTACAAGAAAGATTAGGTAAACTAATTGGAGGTGTAGCAATCATCAACGTTGGTGGAAATAGCGAAATCGAAATTAAAGAGAAAAAAGATAGAGTAGAAGATGCTTTATTTGCTACAAAAGCAGCATTAGAAGAAGGAATCCTAATCGGTGGTGGAACAGCATTATTTTACGCTGCACAGAAAATTAGCAGAGATGGAACAGACGATATTTCTGTAGGTAGAAGAATTGTACGTAAAGCAATTCAAGAACCATTCTTCAAAATCTTAACAAATGCTGGACATGAAACAAATGATATTACATATGCTTCATTTAACTTGCTAGCAGATGAAAATACATGGAACGGATTAAATTATAAAGATTTAACTGTAATGGATTTCAAAGCAGCAGGTATTATTGACCCTAAAAAAGTTACAAGAATAGCAATAGAGAATGCAGCATCAATCGCAGGAACTATTTTAACAACAGAATCAGTTATCTTTGAAAAGAAAGAAGATGATGACGAGACACCAAACCCAATGGCGGGAATGATGTAATTTTAATTTAAATTAAATAAAAATGAGTAAACAAGAAGTTTTTGAACAAATCGACGCTTTGTATGAGACATTCAAAGCAGAGAACGCTGGAACAACAAAAGCATCTCAACAAAGAGCTAGAAAAGCAATTGGTGAGATTAAAAAGCTAGTTACGGAATACCGTAAAGCTTCAGTTGCAGAAAGCAAGTAATTTATGTGGGGAAGCTTGGCTTCCCCATTTATTTTTATTATATTCACACAAATTAAGGTTACATGCTAGTTAGAGAACATACATTATTTACAGAAAAATTCCGCCCAACTGATCCCGCAGATTACATTGGAAATGATGGTTTTAAACAAGATCTAAACCAATGGATCGAAAAACAAGACTTACCACATCTATTATTATACGGTGCAGCAGGAACAGGTAAAACTACTGCTGCTAAACTAATTACAAGTAATATAGATTGCGATTTCTTATACGTCAACTGTTCAGATGAAAATGGTATAGAAACAATTAGAGATAAGGTAAAATCATTCGCATCTGCTGCGACATTCCGCGCTTTAAAGGTGGTTATAATGGATGAAGCTGATTTTCTAACGATCAACGCACAAGCGGCATTACGTAACGTAATTGAAACATTTTCTATTACAACACGTTTTATCTTTACTTGTAACTATGTTGAACGTATAATCGATCCAATACAATCTAGAACATCAGTATACGAAATAACACCTCCATCAAAAGGCGAGGTTGCCAAAAGATGTGTTAATATATTACAAGGAGAAAATGTTGAATTTAATAAAGAGGATTTAGTTGAAATTATCAACAAAACATACCCTGATATTAGAAAGACATTAAATTTATTACAATCATGTGTTAAAGACAATAAACTTGAACTCAATAAAAAGATTGTAAACCAAAAACAATACACAGATAAAATCATTGAATTGATTTCATCTAACGAACCTAGTGCTTTTAATCAAATACGTCAAATCGTAGCAGATTCAAACATTAGAGATTATAATGAATTATACAGAGCCTTATATAACAATTTAGATTCATTCCATAACCCAGTGTTAGGTACCATTATTATTGCCGAATCACAATATCAATCCGTAATGGCTCCGGATAAAGAAATTACCTTTATGGGATGTATCGCTAACTTATTAAAACCATTCTAATGGAACAACCACAAATGAATTTGGATTTATCCAAAACAACAGCAATTGACACACCTTCTGGAGGTAAAGTTTGGCAGCAAGGAATGATACTAAGAAAAGTATCTAAATTTATTACTGGAACTAGTGAAGACGCTATTGTCCCAATCCCAGTATTTTATGATCCAGAAAATGGTGCTATTTTAGAAGACACTTTACCAAAAGAACTAAGAGAAGAATACAAGTAGATGACAATTTTTGACTGGTTAGCCAATATTAGCTATGAAAAGAAACCATGGTCGTCGTTTTCGAGCGACGATCAAGGATCTTTTAACCCATTCATGATAAATCGCTTTATCAGTATGAAGGAGGAGAACATTGAATTGGTTAACTTAGTCCAAAAATATCAGTATCTTCCAAAAGATCAATTGTATGCTTTTTATTGTAAAACTATACCACAGAAAAAAACATTCTTCAAGTATATTAAACCAAGTAAAAAGACATATAATCAAGAGGTTATAGATAAATTAGCTTCATTTTTTAATATTAGTACAAGAGAAGCAATTGAATTTGAACCTTTACTAAGTAAAGCAGAAATACAAAACATACTTTCTTTAACAGGAGTAAGTGATAAAGAAATTAAAAAATTATTAAAATGAAACCACATCTATATAAAATGTTAAAAACAGAGGCTGAAGCAGAAAAAGCTAAAGCTTTATTATCTCTTGAATTATTATCTAATAATGCCGTTGGGATTGGAGACCATACCACAGGTGATTTTTATTCTAATGCTACTGAGGCTTTAGTAATGTTAGTTGATGCTGATGATAAACTAAAAGCTCTAGAAAATTACTTTGAAGAAAATAAAAATACTTTACAAGGATAATGAGTGATTCAGTTAAAAAATACTTTGAAGATATGAGTTCAAATAAAGAGTTATACACAATGACTATTGATAAACCTACCACGGGTGCTCAATGGTATTCAGACACTACATTTCCAGATAAAAAAGACAAATACGTTCAAGCTGTAAAAGAACGATTTGAACAACGTTCACAAACTGGTATTAAAAAATACAATACAACCCTCGAGCGAGATGATTTGAATTTGCAAGACTGGTTATTACATTTACAAGAAGAATTGATGGACGCAACATTGTATATCGAACGTTTAAAAGAAGAGGTTGGAAGTTAATTACGCAACAGATAAAGTAGTATCATTTTCCCAATATTCTATGTACAAGCATTGTCCACATAAGTGGTATTTGCAGTATGTAAAAGGATATAAGGACGATAAACCTAATATTCACTTCGTGTTTGGAACCGCGATGCACGAGGCTATACAACACTACCTACAAACAATGTACGATGTATCCATAAAGGCAGCTGACGATATTAATATCAAGCAGTTCTTTAAGGAACGAATGACAGAGGAATATAAAAAATACCAAAAGAAAAATAAAGGAAAACATTTTTCTACACAAGAACAACTATCAGAATTTTACCATGATGGTATTGGTATTTTAGAGTGGTTTAAAAAACATAAGTACGGTAGAAAAAACAATTTTTCTAAAAAAACCATGGAATTAGTAGGTATTGAAATCCCATTAATTCTTCAACCAATCAAAGAACGCCCTAATATTAAATACATGGGGTATGTTGATTTAGTTACTAAAGATAAAAATAGTGGAGAATACACGATTTACGATATAAAAACATCTACTAAAGGATGGAGTAAATGGGAAAAAGGAGACATTACAAAATCCCAACAACTACTACTCTATAAAAACTACTACTCAGAACTATTTAAAGTTCCTAAAGATAAAATTAACGTAGAATTTTTTATTGTTAAAAGAAAAGTATTAGATTTTGAGGACGAGAAGTTAATGTCACCTCACCAAGCATACCGTGTTCAAAATTTCCGTCCAACTGACAATCCAAAACGTCTAAGAGAAGCAAAAGAAGATTTTATAGAATTTATTAGGGATTGCTATACAGCGGAGGGACAACCCCTAGATAAAGAATTTCCTAAATGCCCCTCTAAACTATGTGATTGGTGTGAATTCGGAAAAAACCGAGAATTATGCGGTGAAGGTTTGTCTCCTGATGAAAAGTTTTTTACATTAGAGTAAAAGAAAAATGTTTGTTATATATTTATATACAAATAAAATAGATTATGAGCAAACAAGGTTTACAATTAACAAGTGTCAAAGTACACAGAGACTTATTCGAAGAATTTAAAATCGAATGTGTTAAAACAAAATTTAGTTTACAAAAACTAGCAGATAGAGCACTATACCTCTATTTAACATCAGATGAATTTAGAAGTAAAATTCACAACCAAACAAATCTAACATTAGATAAATAAAGTTTACATGAAAGAAGGTTATTTACCAAAAGATCAAAGGAAAAAAATTCTATTCCTTTGTGACGACATCCGCATGCACTCCGGTATTGCAACAATGGCACGAGAAATTATATTAGGAACATGCCACAAATACAATTGGGTTAATTTAGGTGCAGCAATAAACCACCCCGAACAAGGAAAACGTATTGATTTAAGTCAAGATACAGGTAATCGCGCAGGTGTACCTGATGCTTCTGTATTTTGTTACCCACAAAACGGGTATGGTGATTCTACTATAATTCGCCAAATGCTTAAAACCGAAAAACCTGACGCTATATTCTTCTTTACAGATCCAAGATATTGGGAATGGTTATTTCAAATTGAAAATGAGATTCGTACCAAAGTACCTATGGTATATTTAAATATTTGGGATGACCTACCTGCACCAATGTATAATGAATCATATTATGAATCGTGTGATACATTATTAGCAATCTCCAAACAAACTGAAAACATTAATAAAATTGTTTTAGGTGAAAAAGCTAAAGACAAAATTATAGCTTATGTACCACATGGTATAAATGAAGAACAATTTTTTCCAATTACTGAAAAACATGAAAAGTGGGATAAATTACAAGAAGCTAAAAAGCAATTATTTGGTGATAAAGAATATGAACATGTGTTCTTCTTTAATTCAAGAAATATTAGAAGAAAAGCCATATCTAACCTTATAGCGGCATACTCAGTATTTAAAGAAAATTTACCTGAAGATAAAAGAAATAAAGTAGCATTAGTACTACACACTCAACCTATAGATGAAAATGGTACAGATTTATATGCTGTAAGAGATTTATTCCTAGGAGAAGATGAAAGTGTAAAATTCTCAAGTGGAAAAATATCAACTGAAGGTATGAACTACTTGTATAATTTAGCTGATATTACAATATTGCCTTCTAATGCCGAAGGATGGGGGTTAGCATTAACTGAATCAATGATGGCTGGAACTATGATTATGGCTAATGTTACGGGTGGTATGCAAGACCAAATGCGTTTTGAAGATGAAAATGGAAATTGGATCAAATTTGATGAAAATTTCCCTTCAAACCATTACGGAACTTATAAAAAACATGGTAAATGGGCTATACCCGTATTCCCATCAGTAGCTACATTAGTAGGTTCACCAAAAACACCATATATTTTCGAAGATCATCTTGATTTTAAAGAATTGGCTAAAGCAATGAACCAATCTTATGAAATGTCTACTGAAGAAAAATTAGAGGGTGGTAGAGCAGCCCGCGAATGGGTTACTTCAGATGAATCAATGATGTCAGCAAGAAGAATGAATGAAAACGTTATCAAATACATGGATGAAACTATCAATAACTTTACTCCAAGAAGAAAATTTGATTTCGTTAAAATTGAAAAACTACCAGTTAAAAAATTAAGACATAAATTAGTATATTAGTTATGAGTAAACCATTTATAGTAGTTAGCTGCCCCTTAGATACATTTTCAGGTTACGGTGCACGTGCAAGAGACGTAGCAAGGGCATTAGTTAATTCAGACAAATATGATGTTAAATTTATATCTCAAAGATGGGGAAATACTCCATTTGGTTTCTTAAAAGAAGATAATCCTGAAGATAAAAAATTATTAGATAACATTATCCCCCCACAATTACAAAGACAACCTGATGTTTGGATCCAAATATCTATCCCAGATGAATTTCAAAAATTAGGTAAATTTAATATTGGTATTACTGCCGGGATTGAAACTGATACATGTGATGTAAGATTTATTCAAGGTGCTAATAACATGGATTTAATTTTAGGCTCATCTAAACATTCATTAGCAGCTTTACTAAACACTCAGTATGAGCAAAAGGATAAAGCGAATAATACTACAGGCGTAGTTAAATTTGAAAAACAAGCAGATATATTATTTGAAGGTGTAGATTTAGAAAAATATTTTTATATCGAACCTAAAGATTTACCTAAAACTGAATTAGTAGAATCATTAGACACAATTGATGAAGCATTTTGTTTCTTATTTGTAGGACATTGGTTAAAAGGAAGTTATGGTGAAGACAGAAAAAATGTAGCTGTATTAGTTAAAACATTCTTAGAGACATTCAAAAACAAAAGCAAACAACCTGCTCTGATTATGAAAACAATGTCTGGTCCAGCTTCAATAATGGATAGAGAAACTATATTACAACGTATAGATGCTATTCGTAAAAGCATAAGTGGAAAATTACCTAACATTTATCTAATTCATGGAGAAGTAGATGATGAAGATGTAAACCATTTATATAACCACCCTAAAGTTAAAGCAATGATTAACTTAACTAAAGGTGAAGGTTTTGGACGTCCATTACTTGAATTTACCCAAAGTAAAAAACCGGTAATTGCTTCAAACTGGAGTGGACATTTAGATTTCTTAAATCCTGAATTTGCAAGTTTAATACCAGGTGAACTAAAACCCGTACACGAATCAGCTATTCAAGATAGGTTAATTATTAAAGATTCTAAATGGTTCTCAGCTGATGTAAGTTTTACATCTTTATTATTAAAAGACTATTTTAATAGCTATAAAGGATATGCTGAAAAAGGAAAACGCTTATCACACTATTGTAAAACTAATTTCTCATTTGAAAAAATGCAAGAAAAATTAGAGGCAATAATGGATGCTAATGCACCTAAAAAGGTAGAAATTAAATTACCTAACATCAAGAAAATCTCATTACCTAAAAAACCATCATAATGAAAGACAGTCTACAAGAATGCCCTAAATGTAGTAGCGATGCGTGTTATGTAACACCAATAAATTCTACAAATAATAAATACTTCTGTTTCGGTTGTGGTTTTGAAACTACAGATTTTATGAAACAGAGTGAATTTAATTTTGAAGAATATGAAGATACAATCCCAGAACTTTACAAAGATATTAAAGTAATGGATGATGAAACACGTGTTTGGTACCCAACAACTATAAACATTCACAATAAAGGAACAGTATTCGTTCACGGAACCGATGCTACAAATTGGGAATGGGCAGGTGTAAAAGTTAAAGAAGTATCTGAAGAAGAAAAAGGTAAATTTAAAATACCTGGTACTGACGAATACTATGCCCATAAAACAGATATGACTACTTTAAAGAAATTTGGTAGACATGACTTTATGGAGGCACTAGATTATATTAACTTTTTTGAAGAATAATATGGGTATATCATTTTTTGTAACAGCATATAACGAATACGAAGAGTTAAAACGTCTATTAGGACAATTAACTCAAGTAGTTAAACATTCTGATGAATTAGTTATTCAACTTGATTCTAAAGCTACAACTGAAGTAATTACGTTAGTAGACGAATTTATCTTAAAAAATAAGGATTCTATCCTAATTAAAAAATGCCACTTTGATTTAAATGGGGATTTTGCTTCATTTAAAAATAATGGCAAAAGTTATTGTACTAAAGAATGGATATTCCAAATCGATGCAGATGAGACCTTATCAGAAACATTTAGTACCATAATTCATCAAGTATTAGAATCAAATGAAGAAATTGATTTAATAGCAGTTCCTCGTGTTAATATTGTTAAAGGTTTAGAACAAAACGATGTTATAAATTGGGGCTGGCAACTTAATAGCCATGGGTGGGTTAATTGGCCTGATAGCCAACATAGAATCTTCAGAAACAAACCCGAAATTAAGTGGGAAAATAAAGTCCACGAAAAAATTGTAGGCTGGAGAACATACGCTGATTTACCAAGCGAAGATGATTCATATGCTTTATATCATATAAAGGATATAAATAGACAAAGACAACAAAACAAATTTTACTCAACGTTATGAAAACATTAATTACAGGGGGTGGGGGACTAGTAGGTTCAGCCATGAAATCCGAACTTAAGTTAACTCGTGAATTTTGCGATTTAACAGATAGAAAACAAACAGAGGCTTTATTCAAAACCATTATACCCGAAGGTGTAATACATTGTGCTGGTAAAGTAGGAGGTATTGGAGGAAACTCAAATTATAAAGGTGAATATTTTTATGATAACTTAATGATTAATACTAATGTAATTGAGGCTTCTCGTAAAGCAGGCGTTACACGATTAGTAGCATTCTTATCAACTTGCGTATTTCCAGATAGTGTAAATTATCCCCTTACTATAGACCAAATCCATACAGGAGTTCCACATACCTCAAATGATGCTTATTCATATGCTAAACGTATGGCGGATGTTCAAATTAATGCCTATAGAGAACAATATGGTATTAATTATACGTCAATAATCCCATCCAACATTTATGGTCCTAATGATAATTTTTCATTAGTACACGGGCATGTAATGCCTATGTTAATTCATAAACTATACTTAGCTAAGAAAAATAAAACAGACTTTACTGTATGGGGTAGTGGGAAGCCGTTAAGAGAATTCATATATTCCAAAGATGTAGCACGTTTAGCAGAATGGACACTTGAAAATTATGAAGGAACAGAACCTTTAATATTCAGTGGAGATGAAGAAATTTCAATTAAAGAATTAGTTGATATTTTAGTTGCTGAATTTAAATTCAAAGGTAAAGTTATATTTGACGAATCTAAACCAGATGGACAATTCAAAAAACCATCAGATAATTCAAAAATAAAAGAACTATATCCTGAATTCGAATACACACCATTAGAAGTAGGAGTAAAGGAAACAGTTAATTGGTTTATAGAAAATTATGAAACATCAAGAAAATAGTTTTGAATTTAAATCTATTATTCAAGCAGGAGTTTGGACAACTACCTTAAATGATTTAAATATTGAACATTGGATTAAGAGTTCTTATAATTACCAAATAAAACATCCTCATAGTGTATCTAAAAGTAATACAGGGGGGTGGCAATCTGAGGCTAATCTCCATTCTAATTTAGATTTTTATCCTTTAGTAGAGTATATTAATACTCTTCAAAAAAAGATAACTAAAAACCCCAATATAAAAATAGATAGCATGTGGGTTAATATATCTCCCCATGGGGCTCACAACGTTATCCATACTCATGAACCTACCGAATCTAAATCTACTCAAAGTAATCTTTCAGGGGTTTTATATTTAAAGATACCAAAACAAAGTGGAAATATATTTTTTTATAACCCCCTTTCTATAAATGATTGTTTTTCATTTACCCCCATTCAAAACCAAATAATATTTTTCCACCAAATTCTACCCCACTCAGTAAGTCCTAATTTAAGTCAAGAAGATAGAATATCGATAGCATTTAATTTTAATTAAAAATATGAATAAAAAAGTTGCATTAATTACAGGTATAAACGGCCAAGATGGTTCTTACCTAGCTGAATTTTTATTAGAAAAAGGTTATGAAGTATGGGGCACTGTAAAACGTAATTCTGTAGCCGAAAACCAAACATCACGCTTAGACGAAATTTATCCTCAATTAATAGGTAAATTACAATATGCTGATTTAACTGACTTAGCCTCACTAATCTCAGTAATACAACAATGTCAACCTAACGAAATCTATAATTTAGCGGCGCAATCCCACGTTAGAATATCGTTTGACCAACCCATATACACAGCACAAGCAACGGGCATTGGAACGTTGAATTTACTTGAAGCCATACGTTTAACTAAACCCGATGCTAAAATGTATCAAGCATCAAGTAGTGAAATGTTTGGTAATAGCATAGACGAAGATGGTTTCCAAAGAGAAACTACGCCATTAGTACCTGTATCTCCTTATGGATGTGCTAAAGTATACTCATACAATATTTGTAACAACTACAAAAATTCATATGGTATGTTTGTTTCAAATGGTATTTTATTTAATCACGAATCACCAAGACGTGGTACAAACTTTGTAACAAATAAAGTAGTTAAAGGTGCTGTAATGATTAAAAAAGGTTTAAAACAAGACTTATCACTAGGTAATTTAGATGCTACCCGTGATTGGGGACATGCTAAAGATTATGTTAAGGCAATGTGGATGATGCTGCAACTAGACAAACCAGATAACTTTGTATGTTCTACAGGTGTATCACACTCAGTAAAAGATTTAGTTGCTTATACATTTGGTAAGTTAGATTTAGACTGGAAACAATACATTAAACAAGATCCTAAATTTTTACGTCCTGAAGAATTAACAGACTTAAAAGGTGATAGTACAAAATTACGTACTGCTACAGGGTGGAAACCCGAATATACATTCGAAACAATGATTGATGAAATGGTTGAATATTGGATGGAAACACTATGATATTAAAAATAAAACATTTCGACGAAGCTGTTTTTAGAGGCAAAATGGAACACCTTAAGGATGTTCCATTCACTCTATTTGTAGACGACATCCCACAAGTACAAGAGGATTTAAGTGAAATAAATGTTTTAGTATTACAGGAACCAAATATCTACTTTGGCCTACACGATTGGGCAATAGCCAACCAACAATACTTCTCAGTTATATTAACATGGGACGAGAAAGTATTAAACAATTGTGATAACGCAATGTTTTTACCTTTTGGACATACTTGGTTTAGAAAAGCTGAATACGAAAAAACATATGATAAAACATTCCAAGTATCTCATTTAGCAGGTGCTTTAAATAAAACATATGGACATTCACTTAGACACGAATTAACATCTAGAGAAAACGAATTAAAAATACCAACTAATTTTTATAAAACATATGGAAATAGAAGCGATATTGATGATGCTAGAAAGGGCAAGATTGAAGTTTTTGGAGGAAGTGAATTTGGGGTTGCGATTGAAAACACTAATCATAGGGGGTATTTTACAGAAAAAATCCTAGATTTATTTTTACTTAAAACCATTCCAATATATTGGGGCTGTTCAAACATTGGAGACTTTTTTAATACAAACGGTATTATTCAAGTAAACAACGTCGACGATATTACTAATAAAGTAAATTCTTTAAACGAAAAATATTATAGTGTCTGCAAAAAAGCTATAGATGAAAATTACAAACGTGCCCTTAAATATGTTGATTACGAACAAAACATAGTTGACACTATAACAAATTTATTTACAGAAAATGGGATACTGGCCTTACCTTTATCTGTTTAGACGATACAAATCTGATTGTACTCTGTTTTTCGAAACAGGAACATACATGGGTGATTCAGTACAAGATGCCTTAGATGTAGGATTTGAACGTGTTATATCAATAGAAGTTGAAGAACGTTTTTATGATCATTGCGTACAACGTTTTAAACCTTTACACTATTGGAACAAAATTAATTTATTTTTAGGTTCTACTGAAGATAATATCGAAAAGTTAATCCAAGAACACGTAGATGAAAGAACTATGTTTTGGTTAGATGCACATGATACAGGCAGCCCTTATAAAACCGAAATAGAAGCTATTTTAAAACATAAAAGAAATGACCATGTTATTATAATAGACGATATCGAAAAATATAAAATCGATACAAATTGGATTAAAAATACCTTGGCTTCCCACAATCCTCTTTATACATTCACATTAACAAACATCCACCCCGATACGGGTGGTCAATTTATAGCATATATTCCATGAAAGAAATTTTAGACCAAGTAGGTGAATTTATTAAAGCAAAAGAAACCAAATGGGAAGCAGGTAAAGACTTAGTTCAATATGCTGGTCCTTATATTGACGAAAAAGAACATCAAGCAGTAGTTAGAACTATGCTTGAAGGTTGGTTAGTATTAGGTAAAGAAGGTGGTTTATTTGAAAGACGATTCCCTAAAAAATTAGGTAAATACTTAGGTGTATTAACTAATAGCGGTTCAAGTGCTAACTTGCTTATGATGTTAGCTTTAACCTCAAAACGTGGTTTAAACTTACCTAAAGGAACCAAAGTAATTACCCCTATAGCTGGATTCCCAGCTACACTATCCCCAGCAATACAAGTAGGATTTGAACCTATATTTGTTGACATTGAACTTGAAACATTAAATCTAGATTTAGACCAAGTTGAAAAAGCATGTCAAGAACATCCCGATGCTAAAATTATAACATTTGCCCACGTATTAGGTAATCCACCTAACATGGATAGGCTAATGGAAATCGTAGAAAAATATGATTTAATTTTATTAGAAGATTGTTGTGATGGTTTAGGTACAACTTACGATGGAAAATTATTAGGCTCATTTGGTAAAATGGCTAGCTGTTCATTCTACCCCGCACATCACATTACAATGGGTGAAGGAGGATTCGTAGCATGTAATGATAGAGAAACAGAACGTATCCTAAGAAGTTTTAGAGATTGGGGACGTGGGTGTTATTGTGCTGGAAAAGCTAACGCTTTAAGAGATGGTAGCTGTGGATGTAGATTTAATAACTGGATGCCTAGCTTACCAGATGAAATATTTGATCACAAATATATCTACGAAGAAATTGGTTATAACCTTAAACCAACCGAATTACAAGCGGCAATGGGAAATGCCCAATTAGAAAAGTTAGATGAAATAGGTGTATTACGTAGACGTAATCATGCTGCTGTAGTAGATATTTTTAAACAATACGAAGATAAATTTATATTACCTAAAGCACAAGACAAATCAGACCCTGATTGGTTCGCTGTAGCATTAACAGTTAAGGATGGTGCTGGATTCACAAGAACAGAGTTTTGTGAATACTTAGAGGATAATTTAATTCAAACTCGTCCTTACTTCGCAGGTAATATTATGTTACAACCAGCATATAGTCATTTAATTGATGCTGAAAAAGTAATTAAGGATTTCCCTATAGCAAGAAAAGTAACAACGGATACATTCTTCTTAGGATGCAGCCCAGTAATCACATTAGAACAAATAGATTATATTAGAACAATTGTAAATAAATTTTTCACAGATGAGCAGTAAGTTTTTTGGAAATAGTTTAACGCCAAATACAAAGGCGGATAAGAGTAAAGTAAAATCAAATAAAGGTAGAAGTACCGTTAAACAAGTTGTAAAAAAGGCAGGACGTGGTAAATAAAAAAGATAGAAAATATGCCGTAGTAGTCACGGGCTGCTTTGGTTTCATAGGTAGCTATGTAACTACAGCATGCCTTGCTAAAGGCTGGCATGTAATGGGAGTAGATAAGATGACTTATGCCTATCGCGAAGATGCTTATGATTCATTCATGGAACATCCACGTTTTTCGTTTATAAACAGCGATATAAACGATTTGGAATTCCTACATGAGTGTGATTATATAATAAACACTGCCGCCGAAACCCACGTTGGAAATTCAATAGTAAAAAGTGATGAATTTGTAAAATCCAATATAAATGGTGTTCATAATTTACTTGAACTAATCAAAAACTATAGAGGAGAAGGTAAAAACAAACCAATACTATTACATTTCTCAACTGATGAAGTATATGGAGATATTACAGAAGGAGAACATATCGAAACAGATATGCTTAAACCATCTAATCCATATTCAGCAACTAAAGCAGCAGCAGACCAACTTATTACAGCTTGGGGTAGGACACATGAAATACCCTACGTAATATTACGCCCAACAAATAATTACGGCGAAGGACAATATGTTGAAAAACTTATACCAAAAGCAGTTAAGTATCTTACATTAGGTAAAAAAATCCCATTACATAATGAAGGTACACCAATTCGTAATTGGTTACATGCTAAAGATACAGCTGAAGCCGTAATTACAATAATCGAATCAGGTGTTAAAAACGAAATTTATAACATTTGTGGAGGTTATGAACAAAGCAACATTGATACAATTAAAAAAGTATTAAAATGGCAGTTAGGGGATGATATAAACATTAATGATTATTTAGATTTTTCTTATTCAAGAAAAGGACAAGATGTTAGATATGCCTTAAATGATGATAAATTAAGAGCATTAGGATGGGAACCTAAAGCTAATTTCGATGAAGAAATTCCACACATAGTAATATATTACAACAAAAACTTTATATGGTAACTAAAAAATCCTTAATAGAATTTGAAAATCGAATAGGAGATGCCTTTAATAATGGTGAAATAGCAGCTCCCATCCATTTATATAGTGGAAATGAAGATATGTTAATTGAAATATTTAAAAAAATTAACATTGAAGAGGATTGGGTATGTTGTACTTGGAGAAACCATTATCAAGGGTTATTAAAAGGTATACCTGAAGACGTTATGGAAGCTAACATACGTGAAGGTAAATCTATGGTAGCCAATTTACCTGAATATAAATTTATTTGTAGTTCAATTGTTGGAGGTATACCTTCAATAGCAACCGGAATAGCATTAGCAATCAAACAACAAGGTAAATCTAATAGAGTATGGTGTTGGGTTGGTGACATGAGTTCAGAAACAGGACATTTTCACGAAGCCTACAAATATTCCTTAAACCATGATTTACCTATTACGTTCATAGTAGAAGACAATAAAAAATCAGTATGTACTCCAACTCAAGAAATTTGGGGTAGAGAAACTCCATATTATTTGGATTCTCATTATATGGGTGGTATTTTAGAACAGAAAAACTTATTATATTACCAATATGATAATACTAAATACCCACACGCTGGGGCAGGTAAAAGGGTACAATTTTAATATACAAATATGAAATACTTTGATAGCCTTAAAGAGGCAATGAGTTTATTAGCAAACCACCCTAAAACCTTATTTATTGGACAAGCGGTCGAATATGAAGGAACCGGATTATATGATTCTTTATCCCATTTACCATCTGAAAAAAGGTTAGAATTACCTGTAGCGGAATACTTACAATCGGGTATAGCAAATGGAATGGCTATTGAAGGGATGATTCCTGTATCTACATTCCCAAGATGGAATTTTTTATTAATGGGTGTTGACCAAATTGTAAACCATTTAGATAAGTTTAAAAGTATGTCTAATGGCAAACTAAATCCTAAGGTTATTATTAGAGTGGCAGTTGGAAGTGAACATCCCGTAGACCCACAATGTCAACATAAGGGTAACTTCTCGGAAGCGTTTAGACAAATGACATCTAATATAGAAGTTATAGAACTAATTGAACCCGAAGACATCATTCCCGCATATGAAAAGGCACTAAATAGAGAAGACGGAATTAACACTATATTAGTTGAATATGCTGACTTTTGTAAAACAAAATAAATGAAAATATTAGTTACGGGTGGTAATGGTTTTGTAGGTAAAAACTTAATCAAATCATTACAAGATAAATACGACGTATATTCTCCTAGTAGTAGCGAATTAGATTTAACGGATAGCCAACAAGTTAAAACGTATCTACAAACTAAATATTTTGATGTTATAATACATTGTGCTATTAAAGGTGGTAGTCGTTTACAACCTGATACTGCTGAAACTATGTACCAAAATTTATCTATGTATTTCCACTTAATGGATAATAGAGATAGATTTGGTAAATTTTTTAACTTTGCTTCGGGTGCTGAATTTGATAGACGTAAAGGAATCCATCCTATTCCTAGAAATAATAATTTAAATACAAGTTGGCCTATTGATTACTATGGAATGTCTAAAAATATAATCAGTCGATTATTGAAAACAGATAGACATAGCTACAATTTTAGAATATATGGTGTATTTGGGACTGGTGAAGACGATACACGATTTATTAATTCAAGTTTACTTAAAATAAAACAAAATTTACCAATTGAAATTCACGAGGATAAATTAATGGATTTTGTCCATATAGATGATTTAACTAGTGTTATAAACTATTATTTAAGTAATCCTGAATATCCTTTGGATAGCGAGGTAGAATTAGTATATTCACAGAAATATACATTATCAAGATTAGCTACTTTAATTAAACAAATTACTGAATCACAAGTTAGTATTAATATTAATAGTACAACTAAAGGTAAAAGTTACATAGGTGATGGAGTAGGAATAGATGATATTGTATTGTTTAATATAAAAGGTTTAGAAGCTGGAATTAAAAAAATGTGGAATGAATTATAAAATTACCTATCACTTACTTCCTTGGGAAATAGATTACGCAATGTTATCCTTTACCCAATTTAAAAAATCAAAATACCATTTAACCGAAGACGACACAATTGAAATATCAGCGTGTCTAAACTTATCTTCGTACTTGATTGATTGGGATAATAGTAAATTACCTAAACAATTTTTTATAGATAAATTTAATCAGTTATCTAATTTATTAGTTGATTACAAATATACTCCTAAAATATACGACGGAGACGAATTATATGGACATTTAGATTTCCAACGAGAATCAATTTCACCTGAAGTTGATTTTTATATGAATGTTTGTCCTGATATGTACTTTAGTGAATACTTACTTACATATTTAATTGCTTCATCTAAAAAAGCACCTAATAAGTATTTTGTTATTACCCCTGAAATAAATAAATTATGGGATGGAACATGGGACGAAATATCAAACGAAAATGTTGGAGCAACTTATGATACTTGGAATCAAGTAGACATTTATGATGTTAGATATAACTCTAAAGTAAGTGAACAAGATATAGAATTAAACGAAACCCAAAAATCAAAATGGGCGGGTTGGTTTGATTTATATAGTAAATCGTTTATGGAAGAACTTTGCCCAATACAAGATGATTGGAAAGGATATGGTCCACACGATTGGTACTCTTTAATGATAACTGAATACATTAAAGACCAAGGAGTAGATTTCCAACAATGGGTACTACGTGGCGAATCCATATTTGAATACTCAGTTGGTCCTTTATTAGAGGGTGGTTTTTCAAAATATTATAAAGATTTACTTACACTAAAAAAAGTACCTAATCAAAGAGAAATATTTGAATCTAGAATGAAAGAATATCTTGATAGAGGATTAGTGAAATTAAAAGAAAAAAATATAATATGATTCATTTAGTACTAGGCTCAGCAGGACAAATTGGTTCCCATTTAGTAAATTACCTTAAGAAACAAGGTGAAAAAGTATACGAAATAGATATTCTCAATAACGAATGGGAGGATTTACGTATACAAAATAATATGGTATTAGATGAATATCTTTTAGAAGCTGATATAGTATATTTTTTAGCATTTGATGTTGGTGGAGCTAAGTATTTAGAACAATATCAAGACACAAGTGAATTTATAATGAATAATATGAGAATAATGTCAAACACATTTGACGCTATTCAACAATCGGGCACACCTTTTATATTTGCTTCATCTCAAATGGCTGAAATGTCCTATTCAAGTTATGGAATGTTAAAGGCATTAGGAGAAAAAGTAACTAAAGATTTAGATGGCTTATTAGTTAAGTTTTGGAATGTATATGGTAAGGAGCATGATGAAGAAAAATCTCACGTTATAACCGATTTTATTAAAATGGCCAAAGAAGATGGTGTTATTAAAATGAGAACTGATGGTACAGAATCTCGACAATTTTTATACGCAGATGATGCTTGTGAAGCCTTATATACTCTAGCTAAACAATATGATACTTTACCCAAGAATGAAGAATATCATATTTCTAATTTTGAATGGAATACAATTAGAGAGGTAGCAGATTTTTTAGATGTAGTAGCAAGTTGTAAAGTAATACCTTCAGATAGAAAAGATGAAACACAAAAGAATGCTATGAACGAACCCGACCCCTTTATCTTGAAATATTGGAAACCAACAACCTCATTAAAAGATGGTATAATGAAACTTTATAATTTAGAAGACTAATGCAAGGAATCGTAATACAAGGACCTACAAACTATTATAAAGAAGTAGCAGACCATTATTCACAATATCCAAATGTAGTTTGGTCTACATGGAGTGATGAAAGTATAGTTCGTTTAGAATACATTCGTTCTAAAGGAATCGAAGTTGTCTTAGTAGATAAACCTCAATTCCCAGGTTATATGAATGTTAATATGCAAGTTAAATCTACATATGAAGGCATAAAATATTTAGAGGGTAAAGTAGATGAAGTATTAAAGGTTAGAAGTGACACTATTATATCTAATTTACCCTCCTTAATGGATGGTTTAAAAGATCAACAATTATCATTTATGGCTACTTGTAAAACAGGTGTTAGAACAGACTTAGCTTACGATTTAGAATACTATCATACATCACACGATTATCCTTCAGACAATGTAATTTATGGTAAGGTAGAAGATATGTTAATAATGTTTGACTTTCAAATAGACGAGTTATTACCTATTCCCCCTGAATCCCTTATTACTTGGAATTATATGACAAATATGAATATGGAATTTAAATTAAATTACCAACATTTAGTTGATAATGGTATAAGTTTCTTTACTGATATTTGTTTAGACAAAGAAGTAGGTGTACATTGGTTAAAACAAGATGTTAATTTAGTTGATTGGTATAAAGATAGAAAAGTATATGAGTGGTAAAAAATTAATAATATTTGATTTAGATGGTGTTTTAGTAAGCACAAAAGACTTACATTACGAAGCACTTAACTCTGCTTTAAACGAAGTAGATTCTAAATACATAATTAATAGACAAGACCATTTAAAAACATTTGATGGTTTAAAATCAAGTGAAAAACTTGATATGTTAACTAAGGATAGGGGTTTACCTCAAGAATTACATTCCCAAATCTGGAATCGTAAACAAGAACTTACTATACAACAACTACAATATATCAAACCTGACCAGTTCATTAAAATGACCTTTAAAGAACTAAGACGAAGAGGATATAAATTAGCTTGTTGTTCAAATGCTATTAGACGTTCAGTGCTGACAATATTAGCTAAACTTGATTTAATTGAAGAATTAGATTTAATTATATCAAACGAAGATGTAAAACAAGGTAAACCACATCCTGAAATGTATTGGAAAGCAATGTCCATAATGGGGGTGTTACCTGAAGAAACATTGATAATAGAAGATTCACCAGCTGGGTTATTAGCAGCATCACGTTCAAGAGCGGATGTATTACGAGTTGATACTCCAAAGGATGTAAACATAAAAAACATAGCAGAAAAATTAAATATAAAGAAAATGGGAAAAGTTCCAAAATGGCAAGGTGGTAAATTAAATGTTTTAATACCAATGGCAGGTGCGGGTTCAAGGTTCCAAGCAGCGGGTTATACATTTCCAAAACCATTAATTGAGGTTAAAGGTAAACCAATGATACAAGTTGTAGTTGAAAACCTAAATATTGATGCCAACTTTATCTATGTTGTTCAAAAAGAACATAGAGAAAAATATAATTTAGATACATTACTTAACCTAATCACCCCCGGCTGTAAAATAGTAGAAACAGACGGTATGACTGAGGGTGCTGCTTGTACAGCATTATTGGCCAAAGAACATATCGATGCAGATGCCCCTTTATTCTTTGCTAATTCAGACCAATTTGTAGAATGGGATTCAAACGAATTCTTATATAAAATGAATGAAACAGATGCCGATGGAGGTATAGTATCATTTAAAGCAACTCATCCAAAATGGAGTTTTGCTAAAGTAGATGAAAACGGATTAGTAACCGAAGTAGCAGAAAAGAATCCAATATCCGATATAGCAACAGTAGGATATTACTATTGGAAACACGGTTCAGACTTTGTAAAATATGCTGAACAAATGATAGAAAAAAATATACGTGTTAATAATGAATTTTATGTTTGTCCTGTATTTAATGAAGCAATAGCCGATTGTAAAAAAATTAAAACATTTGACATTCCTAAAATGTGGGGGATAGGTACACCTGAAGATTTAGATTATTTTTTAAAAAACTATAATGGAGAAATATAAATTATACCAATCTAACCTAATAAGGGATAATCACTCCCTATTCGAATTCCAGTGTAAGAAAGCTCACGAATTTATTCTTCAAGACTATAATACTAATAATAGTACTTGGGCATATGAAAAATATAATATATTTAATTTAACATCAGGTAGCCTTTTATTTTACAAGTTATATAAGGAATTAAATTATCATATAAGAAGTTTTATAGGAGATGATAGACCCTTATGGATTGGTAGCTGGTTAAATTATGACGCTGGTGAAAAAGTTGAACAAAATTTGAAATCCCATTATCATGAAGGTTTATACCACGGTTATATATCTATTACCCCTCAAAACACTAAAACCATCTTTCATAATGGGGTTGAAATAGATAATAAAATAGGTCAAATTTATGTAGGACCTGGAAATAATCACGATTATAATAATAAAGACTGGGACCATTATGTTAAAATAACCAAACCATATAATGGCATAAGAATTACTTTAGGCTTCGACTTATTTACCTCTCAAAATAGAAAACTAGGTAAAACTTTTATACCTTTATTATGATTTTAATATCACATCGTGGTAATATAAATGGTAAACAACCTGATAAGGAAAACCACCCTAACTATATCTTTGAAGCTATAAAGCAAGGGTTTCAAGTTGAAATCGATGTTTGGTTTATAGTTGGTAAATTTAAATTGGGGCATGATGAACCAACATACGATTTCCCTCTTGACTTACTAAAACACCACTCAAATAAATTATGGATTCATACTAAAAATTTGGATGCTATAGGCCAACTTAATATATTAGACAAAACAGGTGTTTATTTAAACTATTTTTGGCATCAAGAAGATGATGTAACATTAACTTCAAAAGGATATATTTGGGCTTACCCAAATATTAAATGTGAAAATAGTATAGCAGTAATGCCACCTGAAAATTATAACCTAGAAGGACATATAGGAATATGTTCCGATAACATAATACAATATAAATGAAATTAAGCGCTATTGTTGTTGCAAGAAATGATAATTATGGAGGCGATCTAAATGATAGAGCCACTTATTGTTTAAACTCTCTAATCGATACATTCGATGAAGTAATATTAGTAGATTGGAATTCCCCTAACAACCATCCATTACTTTGGGATATTGAAAAAAATATACAAGGTAAAGGTAACCTAAAACATATAGTGGTTACACCTGAAATAGCATCTATGCTTACTAATAACGACCCACATGCTCAGGTATGTAATGAGGTATTAGGTCGTAATATTGGTATTAGACGTGCCACAGGTGATTATATTGTATCAACAAACATTGATGTAATTGCCCCACGTAGAGATGAGCTGGAAGCAACGATTAAAAACGACTTAAACGATAACACATTCTATACTATATCACGTAGACATACTGAATGGAAGGACATTGAAGCGTTTCATGGTGGTGAAAGGAAATATGGTGAATGGCGTGAATTAAGAGACCATTTAATCGAAAATAGTGAAGAACGTACTACAGGTGAAGCCGTAGTTGAAGGTGATAACTATAGTATTATAAATTGCTGTGGTGACTTCCAATTAGCACATAAAAATATTTGGAACGAAATACGTGGATTCGAGGAAGAGCTTATTTATGTTCTATATAGCGATACAAACGTTCAAAAGAAGGCACTTAAACATGGTTTTGAACTTAAAGCAATCTACTCACCAGCATTATTTCATATCTACCATGGTAAAGGTGGAGGTGGTTTTTTAGATGGTATTAATAGAAAAGTAAATGATATGTATAGAGCTGTTACTGCTCAAGAAAAAACCGAAAATGCTGATACATGGGGATTCGAACCTATTGAATTCGAATACGAAACTCTGTAATATTTATACCAAAACACAATTACGATGTCAAATTTAAAAGAATATTTCTTAGACGAAAATTATACTAATCCTACTTTAAACGAAGATGGAGAAAACCAAGAAGATGGTTCTTTGTCTTATAAAATAAAGTTAGGTGATAAACGATACAAATTAAGTTTCGATGTCAACAAAAACCCAACAAAGAAAGGTATTAAGGTAAAATTCTTCCCATTAGATGATGCTGGAAACGAAGTACCTAACCCCTCACCTGAACAAATTGGTATGTTACAAAATGATGTTGCTACTCAGTTGGCACCTAAATTTAATGATTTTAAACTTGAATTTGATGAAGACGAAGATGCACCTGAAAAGAATGTAGCAGCCTTCCAAGTTCCATTATCATCATTCGTATCATTTGTAGCAAACGTCGTATTTAAAAGTTAACATGAGCAAACCCAGAAAATTAATAAACGTTAAAGTATTAGGTGCTTCACAAACCCACCTACGAGAGTTTGTTAATGAAAACAAAGGTTCACTATTTGCTGAAACCTTTGCTGGTATAAAACAAGCCATTCGTAAAAATCAAAAAGTAGCTACTATATGTAGTGTTAATACTAATAGTGCTACTGCAGTTATAGAAAAACAAGGTTGGGAAAACGCCTTAAGTTCATCTTTAGGATACTATGAATCGATAGATGAGTTTGAAATGTGTAAAGAAATTAACACAACACTAAAATTGTTACGAAATGAGGACAGATCCCTTACACTTACTAAAACAATCTCTTGATCAACTATTACAAGCTGATACGTCTATAAAGAGAAAGAATAAAAAAGCATTCGATCAAAAACGAGATTTATTTATACATCTAATAAATCAATTTGAATATGCTATTTCCAAATCATATTTGCTAGAAAAAGACTTCGCTATAGATTTATCTAAGTATGAAGAAAACTTCTATCAAGTTATAGATTCACTTGTATTACTTTCATTTGGTAAAGAAATATACGAATTATTGTCATTTTATTTCTATGAACGTTGGAACCCAGATGGAACACAAAATGGAATTATTATAGAAGAAACTGATGAGGAAATAATGATAGAAAATGCTGAAGAACTCTGGGCAATCATTGTTAGAATAAAACCTAATATATTCGATGGGAAAGGGTAGAAAACCGAGGCCGATATCTAAAGAGGAAATATTGCGTGCGATGAAGATGACTAAATCGAACGCCGCTGCAAGCAGATACTTAAGATGTAGTCCTCAACATTATAGAAAATTCGCTAAGGTATTTGTAGACGAAGAATCAGGTAAAACATTATTTGAACTACATAAAAACCAACAAGGTAAAGGTATACGAAAACACTTTGGCGGTAAAGAACCTAGACTAGACGAATTAATGTCAGGTGAAACATACGTTGACTCATATGATATAAACAAATACAAATCTCGATTAGTACAAGAAGGTATTATTAAGGAGGAATGTTGTAGATGTGGTCATAGTGAACAACGTGTAAGTGACTTAAAAGCTCCACTACTAATTGCTTTTAAAGATTATAATAAAAAGAATTGGAAATTAGATAACTTAGAACTACTATGTTATAATTGTTATTTCCTTTATGTTGGAGATGTATTCGATAAAAAACAAATTGAAGGTATCCAAGAACATAAAAACGTACTTAAAGTCGACCAAGTTGATTGGGAAATGGACGAGAATATGCTTGAACATTTTAAAGAACTTGGTTTAGTAGACGACACCCCAGAAGAAGATTATATTTCCCGATTGTAATTAGACTTGTTCATATTTATCCGTGAAACGGAAAATAATATGAAACAATTCTTAATTATATTGGGAATGTTTCTACTCCCATTTGTTACAACAGCACAACAAGTTATTCAAATAGGTGAAGTAGAAAACAATATTAAGCTAGGACCCTTTGCAAACAATAGGGACTTAGCTTTTGGTGTTCAAAATATACTTGAAGAATTAATTCAAGATAAAGGACACGACTTATCCCCCAAATCAGAAACAGTTCTACACGTAGAACTTCTATACTTCGACGTTAAAAAAACTAACGTCCAACTTGCTGTATATTCTAAAAATACAGAAGCTACAGAAATCATTGCAAGAGCTTACTTAACTATTAAAGGTAAAAAGAAGAAACCTGTAGTAGCTAAAGGACAAGCAAAGTCTATCTCAACAGCCACCTTAATAATAGACCAGGGTGGTCAGTTTTCCCAAACAAATGTTTCAACCGCTTTAAAGAAGGTTTGTATTGAATTAATTGATAAACTTAAACTATAAATGAAAAAATTATTATTATTCTTATTGCTAATTTTACCTTTGACTTTGTTTAGTCAAAATGTACAATTTGGATTAAAATTCTTTGACACTGAAACTAATGCCATAGTTGATGTAAATAATCCTATAGAAGAAGCAAAAACTCTACGAATGGAATTACATATGACAGCAGTAGGTACTGCAGACTATGATTCGTTAGTAAATTTCAAATACCTATTTTTAGACGTACAATATAACAGTCAAATACTAACCGCAGATCCAGTACCAAGTGCATTCCCAGGTGTAGTAGCATTACAGGATGCTGGACCTATTACACAAAGTTATGATTTTCCTAATACCTCTTTTAGTCTACTACAAGGTGATTTAAGAGATAGCTACAATAAATGGAACACCGGCACAGCTACATACTCAGAATATAATGCGAAATGGAGTGTAGCTAGAATAGCAATACAACTTTCAGATAAAAATTTACAAGACCTATTAGATAGTGCATCGTATTCTACAGTTACACCTATCTTTACAATGTTCTTTACAGTAAAACCCGATACAGCTACTGCTGCTGAAAAGGAATTTAGACTTACTCTTGCAAACGTAGAAGATACTAACGGAGACCAAATTACATCTCCAATTTATGCTTCTAAACCAAACGGACAATTCCTGTTCGGTATAGAACAAGCTGTTACTTATAACGCTACCTTACATTTTAATTTACCTGAAGCATTAGTTCCTACTAACTTTAGGGTAACAATAGGAACAACAAACAGTACTTTAGGTCCTTTTACATTAGATTCAAACGCAGATGTAATACTAACTGATGTAACATTAGATCAAGAGTATTATGCATGGAATTTAGAACCAATAGATGCATCATATATTCCAAACGTACATACAGTAACCGATGCTTATAGGTCATTCCAGTACCTAACAGATGTAGGAATAAATGGTACTGATACAACTTATGATAACTTCGGTTTATTCTCAGCTGACGCTAATCTCAACCAAGCATTCAACTCAGCAGATACATACGGCCTTCTAGCTTATGTTTTAGGATTAGATGTAGCAGGAGAGTTTTGCCTTCCACAACAAAATGATGATGGTACTTGGTTTCATGGATGTACTGCAACCGTACTATATGAAAACTACACAATAGAAAAGTTAGGAGCAGAATTAGATATAAGAAAAACAGAAAGTGAACAGACAGAAGCACCTCAATATTGGAATGGAAACTTTACTCCAACAGAAAACTTATTAACTTTTGATTTTGCTTTCTGGCATCATGTTGATTTAGATCAATCACATAGTACTTCATTCCCAGCTAATCTAGCAGCAAAAGCAGCTAAATCAGGATTAAACCTAAGTAGGAAAGCAGTAGGAACAACTACATTAGACTTAGTTAGTATAATAGAAGATGGGTTAGTAAAAGTTGAGTTAACTCATGACGGGTTAGATATCGTAGGGTTACAAGCAAGAATAAAATACGATACTTCTAAATTAGTACTTAAAAATGTAATTTACGATACAGGTAATACAGTGACTAATTTCTCTAAACCATTCGAGGGTGAATTATTATTTGGAGGATTATCCACAGATGGTAAATCTACTATTAAAAAAGGAAAAGCATTTACACTTGAATTTACCCCAATAGGAACAGTAAACAATGTAACAGGGTTATTTTACTTTGAAAATACCGATGCTGTAAAGGCAAACGGTGATAAAATAAACTTAAACATACAATAACCATGAAGATTACAAAATTTAGAATATTCAATTTATTTATGCTTCTATTAGTACTAATGAATCAATGTACTGCAGATAGTATAGAAGTAGTAGAATATGAATATCAAGGATTATTTCCTGAAAAACTAAAAATAACTGAATTAGTAGGTATAAAATTAGAAAGCAATTTCGCTACTACAGAAGTTAATATGAACGTAAAATTAAATACTACTGGTAAATACTATATTAAAGTAATCACTAATTTAGGTAAAGTAGTATCTAAAGAACAAGTTAAAGGTGAATTAGGAGATAACCTATTTACAGTCTATACAGCAACTCTACCTAAAAGTTCCTACAGGATAGAATTGTATTTAGAAGATGAAAAAGTAGGAGCTACATCAATAAATTTATTATGAGAAAATTAATTTTAGGATTAGCGTTATTAGTTACAGCAGCCTGCACTAACCCATCAATGGAACGTGGCTTTGAAAGCCTTAACGCAGCTGTATCAGACCTACAGACACAATTTGACGAACTTAACATACCACAAATAATAGCCGATTTAGATACATTAAATCTTCAGGTTGGTGAAATGATAGTAGATGTAGAAGAGTATTCTAAACAAGTAGAAGAATTTAATGCTCAAGTATTAGAGTTACAAGCTAGATTAGAAGCAATGTTAATACAGGTACAGGGTATAACTGAAACTGTAAACGGGATGACGGTAACTGCAGGAGGATTAGCAACATCTCAACAAATGCAAGATTTATTATCTCAAGTAGAAGAATTTGGAGCAGGAGTTGATATTTTAGTAGCAAGAGCAGATTATGATTATGATGGTGTAGTTAACGCATTGGATAAATGCCCAGATACGCCTATTACCGAGGTAAGCAATGTAGATACAGATGGATGTTCTCCATCACAATTAGAGGATTAAGATGAAAGAATTTTTAGAAGATTTTAAAAAACAAATTATAGCAGGAGTTGGAGTAGCAATAGCTACTATTTCGACTTTGTTTATAGATGTAGTAAAAGAGAAATTAGGGTTAGTAGATGAAGAGCCTGTTCAAATAGAACAAGTCACTGAACAATCATCTACACCTAATATAACAATAAACATCCCAGAACAGAAAAAGGATACGGTTGTGAAGAAAGTATATGTTAAACCACCACCACCAAAAAAGACTGAAACCGAAAAAAGAAAAGATGACGGTTTTGATTGGTAATTAAAAAACACAATTATGGCTTTTAAAGATATGTTTAAAGACAAAAACGACATCAACGAAAAATCTGTTATTGGATTTTCTTCATTCGTTGTAATGACATTATTTGCAGTAGCAGATTTAGTAACTGGCTACGTAGGACAAGATTTAGTAATTAATGAATTTATTTACAATTCATTTGTAATAATAACATTAGGTTGTTTTGGTATAGCTGAAGCAGGTAAAATGTTTGGAAAAAAAGATAACAATAACGAAGAAGAATAAGATTATGGCAATAGTACCTAAAGGAATTATAGTTCACTCAATGGCAGAATATTTAAAAATGCCTGAGGGACCAATGAAAGCCCACGATTTCATTAAATCCGTAAAACTTTCAGTACATGGTTACATCCACCCAGATGGAACTTACGAAAAACAAGTAGAAACACCCGGTAAAGCATTTCACGCTGGACAATCTAAGTTTGGAGACTTAGAGAATCTAAACTCACATTTTTTAGGATTTGAACTATTGGTACCAGGCGAACACGATTTTGGGACATTTAGTAAAGCAATAGAAACACCTGGAACGTATACAGCTGAACAATTTAAAACAGCAGTAGACGTTTGTAAACACTGGATGAAACAATATAACATACCAGCTGACGCAGTAGTAAGACATTCAGATGTATCAGGTGATGATATTAGAGGTAAAGGCAAGGGTAAAACAGACCCAGGTTCAGCTTTCGATTGGAAAGCATTTAAAACAGCATTAACAGTTTAAAAATGAAAAATATGTTACAATCTTATATAAATTTCTGGAAAGAAGCAGATACACTACTTGATTATGCTATCAATATATGGGTTACTGCTTTAGGAATCATAGCACTTACCGGCTTTGGTAAAGTAATATTTGAATTAATAACCAATCCATCCCAATTTAGCAATGCCACATTTGGGATATTTGATACATTAGGATAATGAAATATTTAATAACGTTTTTATTAGGACTGAATTTCTGCTTTGGACAAACATTAGGTAAAACTATAACAGAAGATTATACTGCTGGATTTGAAACAGCAGCTTCAGTATATACTATACCTGAATATATGGGCGAACCCGTACCTGTAGCTATATTATCAATAGGTGTAAGCCCTGAAGTATTAGAACAATACCCTGAATTAGGTGACTATAGAGTAGGATTAGGTTTATCTAATATTACAGTTGCATTTATGGAAGAGACATTCCGCTTTGAATTCGTTGAAACTAAAGATGAAATCAAAAACAGAATGGTTACTCAATATAAAGCATCAGCTAAGGGATTATTAACTGAAAAGTATGAGTTAAAAGGTAATATTGTAGGAGCTAAATACTTTGGGTACATAGAAGTATATGATTTTTCTATCTCAGAAGATGAAACAGTAAACCTAAAAGATGGAGTAACCAATAAACTAGTAACTAGATTAGGTCTACAAGTTAGATTAGTAGACGCACAATCAGGATTGTATATGACAGGATCTGGATTAGGAAAATCAACTACAACTAGAGAAGTTACTTTATTAAACGATGAAAACTTAGAAGAAGTAGCATTCAACCAATCATCAATAGGAACAGCTACTAAAAAAGCATTAAATACAGCCGTATACAAGATTGTAAAGCGTATGCGTCAAAAGAAAATATTTGACCACTAATGAAAAAACTTCTACTAATATTATTTTTAGTAGGTTTTAGTAATTTATATTCTCAAAATCTTATACAAACCTATGTAGATAGGTGTACTGGAGCAGTGAGTGTATTTACTGTTCCTATGAATGGACAGGCAACTGTTGTATTTTATAATAAGGCTAGAACGTTTACCTCACAGCAATTTCAAAATGGCGAATTGCAAGCATGGCTTGAAGAAACATACTTATGGTGGGCGTCATTAAACCCATGTTCAACAGCAACTACAAACGCTACAACAACACAAGCCCAAACACAACAGACAACCCAACAAGCAACTGATGCTGCCGCTGCGGCTGCGGCTGCTGCAGCAGCCTCTGCCCCCCCACCTGTACCTGCATCACCTCCACCTATAGCAACTACAGCACCCACACAAACAGCTACAACAGGAACTACTGCAACTACAGGAACAACTGGTTCTACTACTACCGGTACCACAGGAACAACTGGAGGTGATACTTCAACAACTGGTACTACAGGTACAACTAATACTAGTTCAAATGATACATCAACAACAAACAACCAATCGTCTAGTAGTTCATCTTCAGGCGATACTTCTTCAAGTTCAGATACTAGCTCTTCAGGCTCAACTGAAGGGAATTCATCTGGAGATGGCGGTGGAAGCACTGAAGGGGGAAATTCAAGTAGTGAATCGAATGATGGAGGTTCATCAACAGAAGAGACAAAAACTGAAGAGACTAAAACAGAAGAAACTAAATCTGAAGAAAAAACTGAAGAAGTAAAGGAAGAAAAGACGGAAGAAACTAAAGAGGAAACTAAGGAAGAATCTAAAGAAGAAACCAAAGAAGAAGAGCAAAAGGAGGAAACTAAAGAAGAGGAATCTAAGGAAGAAGAAAAAACGGAAGAAAAGGAAGAGGAGAAGAAGGAGGAGAAATCTGATGAGGAAAAGGAAAAGGAAAAAGAGGAAGAAGAACAAAAGAAAAAGGAAGAGGAAAAGAAAAAGAAGAAAGAAGCTAGACAATTAGCCCCTCCAATTATAACAGCTAACGTAGCTATGATGCAAGGACCGGATGGTTCTTATAGCTATGCTTCTACATTTGGTGTATCACGTTCTTCTCTGATGGGGGATAAGACATATGGTTTAAATACAATGGTCTGGAGTAACCTTCAACAGTTTATGGTGAATGCTAGTTTTACTAAAATCCATATCAATAAAGAAGGTAGACCATCAAGGGTATACTCAGCATCAATAGGAGGTGCTAAAATGTTTACTACAGTAATGGGAATGATGAACCATAGTGTAGTATTTTTAGGTAAAAAAGGTTCAGCAGCTGGATTCGCTTTAGGAACATCAATAACTGCACTTGACTTAAATGTAGTTAACGGATTAATATACTATGATGAAAACATATTATCCCAATCAGTAACTGGATTCTATACAAAACCAATTCCATTAGGTAGAGTATCAGTATCACCTATGGTAGCAATATCATCTCCCTTTGTATCATTAGAGACATTCTCACGTCGTACAACATGGAGTACAGATGTAATGTTTATAGGTGGACTAAGTGGAACATTTAATTTAACTAAACGATTTGGAATGAATTTAGGTATAAACGCTGTTACATCAACATTACCTAATTTTCCTGTACTAGTAAATTATACAATAGGTTCTCGTTTCTCTTTCTAAAGTAATGCACAGGAAACTTGGCTACCCGGGAAGCCATTCGTATATTTACCACGTTGAAATTATAAAAATATAAAGTTATGCAAGTATTAAGATTTTTTAATGATGAATTAAGTGGAAACGAATGTGCTATTGTTTGGAATGGTAAAGAAGAAATTTGTGTTACAGCTGATGAAGCTTGGGATATAGAAGCACAAGCACAATCACGTCAAGATGCTTATGAATTAAGAGGTGAAAGAGGTTGGTAATTAAATTAAAATAAAAAGTTATGAAGAAAAAACAAGCAGAAAATCTAATTATTGCAGTTCTACTATATGCCCTATTAGCATTACTATGGGAACAAATAAAACCTATAGCCTTAAAGCTAGATAAATCTATCTTCCCAGAACATAAATTTAAAAACAAAATGTTATATAAATTAAGATGGTATATATGTCTCCTTTTATATTATATAGGATACTGGGTGTATTTTACCAACTTTTCTTAAAAGTAATTCACAGGAAACTTGGCTACCCGGGAAGCCTAGCGTATATTTACGTGTTCGAATGGTTCGGGCGTTAAATTAAAATTATAAAGGTTATGTTAAATTATCAAAACACAGAGTTCAAAAGTTTAGAAAGATTAAGAGAAACAACTCCATCAATTTTTACAAAAACAAGTAGCGAAAGTACTTCAGACAAGTACACACACATTCCAACTGATACTGTAATTCGTGATTTAGAATTATTAGGATGGGGAGTAGTTGATGCTAAAGAAGTTAAAGCAAGAAAAGATACAACTAAAGGTTTCCAAAAGCACTTAGTAGTACTTAGAAACCCAGATGTAGTAATTGATGGTGCAGATGGTGATACAGTTTACCCACAAATTTTATTAACTAATAGCCACGATGGTAAAAATTCATTTTCATTCCAAGCAGGATTGTTCAGATGTATATGTGAAAACGGATTAGTTATAGCAACTACACAATTCGAAAGCCATAAAGTAAGACATATGGGTTATGATTTCGAAGCGTTACAAGAAGTAATTAAATCATTAGTTGAAAAATTACCATTAACTGTTGAATCAATGAATAAAATGAAAGCAACGGAATTAACTCAAACTCAAGCATTCGAATTTGCTACCGCATTATTAGAAGAAAGAGTTAAAGGTACTGATAATAAAATCACTGAGTTAGCAGTTGTAGGTGTTTTACAAACACAACGTTCACAAGATGAAGGATTAGGGCTTTGGGAAACTTTCAATCGTGTACAGGAAAACATAATGGAAGGTAATTTCCTGTACAAAACACCAAAAGGTAAGCTTAGACAAGCACGTCCAATCAAGAATTTTAAGCAAGATATGGACTTAAACCAGAAATTATACGAACGTGCCTTAGAGTTTGTAGCATAAAAAAATTAATTGCCCCCGAAAGGGGGCAATATTTATTAATATATAATTATATTTCATATGACACCACAAGAAACTGAAAAAATTAAATTAATGCAGTTATTTAAGCAAGGTAAAATCGATACATTACCCGATGTAGATAGTGATGCATATAAAGCCTCAAAAGTAAAAGATATGATGTCTAAAGCAAACACAAATGAATCTAATATTGAAGAAATGACTCGTGATACATTTGAACGTATGGATGGTTTAGTTAGTCAAACTTTATTAAAGGAATTTTTAAATACCTTTGAAGAAATCTATAGTGATTATCATGAAAGTGGGGATCCATTTGATTCTAGTGAGGTAATAGATTATTTAAGTATTATGATGCAAAATCGTGCTGAAGATGCTAGATTAGATTCTAGTTTCCCTACAAACGAAGCCTCTAAACCAGGTTACCACGCAGATGGAACACCAAAATCAGATGCTGAAATGGATGATGATGAAAGAGAACAATTTTATCTTGATTTAGACGACGTTAACGAAGAAACAGTTGACGAAGGTGTAAAATGGATGAAACGTTTTAGTGGAGTAAAATAAGCTAAAAATATCTATAAAAACGTTAGGCTGCCGTAGGCAGCCTTCGTATATTTATGTATTGAAATAAAAAGGTTATATTATGGCATTGTGGAAAGTAAATAATGAGATAGTTTATAGTGAAAACGCATTATCCCTATCTCCAAACGAAGCAAATGGAACAATGATTACAAGGCACTTCTATAAAGTCCCTAAATCAAATGTACGAGGTGGTTTCCTAACTAATGAAAAAGGTACATTTCATACTCCATCTTGGATTAAAGTACACCCTAAAACAACATTAAACGATATAATATTTCCTGAAATAAAGGTTGCTAAAGCAAAGGAAAAGCGTATCATCGAATTCGCATCATCTAGTAGCGATAAAAAATATTACGTTACAGTTATAGACTCTAAAACAATTAAATGTTCTTGCCCGGGTTCATGGAGAAGCAATGGCAATTGTAAGCACATTAAGGAAGTTAGAGAAAGTTTAACTAAATAATATTAAATGAGAAAATCAACCAAAATTGTTCTATCATTATTATTGGTATCATTAGTAATAAGTGCCTATACAGCCCTTACATTACCAAAACAAGAACCCATTGTAGTAAAACAAATCCCACTACAACCAATATCAGTTAAAATTGAAATTAAAAGCGAACTACCTGTGATTAAAAACCATACAGCATTTTTAGATGCGATTGGGCATTATGAGAGTAGTAATCGATATGATATCGTTAATCGCTTTGGTTACATGGGTAGATACCAATTTGGTAAGTCAACACTTAAATCACTAGGTATAAATGTATCACGTAAAACGTTCTTAAATAGTCCTCATTTACAAGAAGAAGCTATGGATAGATTGTTAACTGAAAATTACAAGTCACTAAGACGCTATCTAAAAAAATATGATGGTAAAGTAGTACATGGTGTATTTGTAACCAAATCAGGTACATTAGCAGCAGCACATTTAGTAGGTGCAGGTGCAGTTAGTAAATGGTTTAGACGTGGTACACAAGCTAAAGATGGTAATGGAACCCGTTTAACAACTTATATGAAAGTATTTGCTAATTACGATTTAGATATATAAATAAAATAAGTTATGAAAGAACAAGATTTAATAGATTTAGGATTTGAAAGATATGATATATCAGCAGAAGAATCAGGAGATAAACCTTACTTCTACTTCACATATAACATTACAGATGAATTATGTTTGATATCAACTGATAATGATGAAGCTAAAAGAAGGGGATGGTATGTAGAATTATTTGATTATGAGAATATTGAAATTAGCAACCTAGAAGACTTAAAAACTCTTATTAGTGTTATAGAAAGAAATAAGTTATGAAAGTAGGTAGTTACGTAATATGTGTAGACGATAGTTTTTCAGCGGAACAAATGTCTAAACTAAGTCGAATACCTAAAAAGGACGACTACTATACTATTAGAGATGTAGTTGAGTATCCTAAATACAATAGGATAGGTGTTCGTTTAGAGGAAATAAGTAATCCTGAAATTGAGATGGATGGTGGTATGCATGAACCAACTTTCAATATATTTAGGTTCGCCGAATTAGATGTTCCACCTTCACTTGAAGCTGAAATTGAAAACCTAATATCAACTGATATAGAAATAGAAACATTATGACAACTAATTACTTAGAGAAGTTCATACTCAACTCAGTTAGAAAATATGTTCCTGAAGGAATACATCCTGAACTTCATATCAATTGCCAAGCACAAATGTATGAGATTATAATGACACTTATAAAGGAAGACAAAACTCCCGCGAAGTTGTCAGTAGTCATATATTTATCGAAGTCATATAAAGACATTTTATATTCGAAATATTCACAACTAAATTAAATTTATGAAAACATTATTAATTGTATTATTAGTATTAGCGGTTGCAGCTGGAGCAGTTTATGTCGCTACAAAGTATTTTAAATCCTTCAAAGACGAAGACAAAGATGGAATTCCAGACGTAGTTGAAGACAAATATGAAGACGTAAAAGAAGACGTTGAAGATGCTATCGAAGACGTTAAAGAATTTGCTGAAAAAGCAAAAGACAAAGTAGAAGACATCGTTGAAGAGGTTAAAGACTTACCTAAAAAGGTAACTCGTAAGAAACCGGGACGCGCTACTAAGAAAAAATAATCGATGAATAAGTTTTTATTGACAATATTGGCTATGGCTACCTTTATAGGTGGCCATTCCCAGACTTTGCGAAACAAAGTTACAACTGGAAATGATGTATTCACTGTAGTATATTCTGAATTCTTAGAACAACCCTTAAATGTAAAATATAGTATTACAAACCCAAACGGGACAGCGTCACGTAAGGGAATGAATTTCTATAAAAACGATTCAATCCACACTTCAGATAACGATGACTACAAATACAATGAGTGGGATAAAGGACATATGGCACCCGCTGCTGACTTTGTAGAATCAAGAGATAAACTATATAAAACATTCTCCTACCTAAATTCAGCATTACAACATAAATCACTCAATCGTGGTGAATGGAAATCATTAGAGACATTTGAGAGATTATTATGGGTTGAAAAAGGAAAAATTGATGTTGAAATTGAAATTATATTTGAACCTGTACCCTTTAGAGTAGAAGCAGGTGCTGCTATACCAACAGCATTTAAAAAACACTTAGTGTATAAAGATGGAGCGTTATGTTTCTTCTTTCCAAATATAGTTCCTGAACATGAAGGGTTCGAACATTATAAAATAGAATGTGAAAAACATTAAAATAAACTTGGCTCCGTAATGGAGCCTTTTTATATTCACATATATTAATCATAAAACAATAAACAATGTCGTATTTTTCAGTATTAGTTGAGTTGGAAGGCGAACCAAAACGAAATGGTGCCCCAACTAAAGTCCGCGAGATGTATTTAGTAGATTCTATGTCAGTAACTGAGGCAGAAGCAAAAACCGTAAAAAAATTACGAGACGAGGGAACACTTACAGATTTCCAAGTAACTAAAGTAACGGAAACTAAATATTTAGACATACTATAATGAGTAAACATTCAGCAAAACAAAATTACGAACAAGTAATGGAATGGTTAGAGACAGTTAAACGTCCTAAAAAAACATCTACACCTGCTTCATTCCAAAAACAAAGTAGATTAGACTATTACAAACAAAAAGGTAATAAGTAATTAAATTTATAATATTTATTAATGATATTTCGATAGTTTGAAATACAAAAAATAATTAAAATTTAAACTTATAAAATCAAAAACAATGGCTTATTTTCACGCAGTAAATACAGGAAAAGGATTCATTACTCACGCTGATAGCGAATTATCTCATGTGGCAGGATATCCTGGGGATGTGTGGGTGACAGAAAACACAACATGGGCAACTAGAGTAGGGGCTACATCTAAAACAAAAGAAGAAGCCCAAGCATTAGTTAATGCTGCTATAGAAGGTCAAGTATATGACGAAGACTTCCCTCATGAAGAATTAAGAGGACAACAAATCACTTCTATCCTTCCTTAAAAAATAAGTAGGAATATTAGATTAAATATTATATATTACAATATAAACAAAATAAAATAAAGTTATACAAATGTCCGAAAATAAACAAGCAACAGATCTTACTATTACAGATGATCTAAAACCAATTTTATCAATTTTAAAAGAAGAAGATGCTAAAGCCATAATAGCATTACAAGAAGAATTAACAGATACTTGGACTAAAAAACAAGTTTTTAGAACTGAAACAGAAATGAGAATTTCAGTTTTGAATGACGGTAAGCACCCCACACAAGCCTCTAAATATTGGCAATCTATAAGGGAGCAAAATGGTATGTTTGAATCTGTTTTAACAACGGCTTTTGACTTACGTCGAAATACAGTTAAAAGATTAAAATTAGAACGTAAAATGGAAAAGGCTATACAGGATGGGGACGAAATTAAACAAATGGAAATCCAAATTGATTTAGATGAAAACTTATATCAAAAAGTGGGAATGGAACAATCTACACATGACCGTATTCGCGAAATAAAACTATGGTCTCAAATTAAAGAAGAATTAAATGATGGCTCATTTAATGATAAAGATGTAAATGCCCATCAAGCTGAAACTTTCCAATTTGCCCTCCAAAATAGAGTTAATTCTTTAGGACCTAACTCAAATCAAGGAGAAGTACTAAATGCTGTAGGTCCCTTACAAACAATAGAAAGATTAAAAACAGAAGATGGTAAGTTATTAAACTTTAAAGAAGCTAAGGAGGCCTTGCTACTTCAAGCTCAAGAACAACAAAAACAACTAGAACAATCTAAAGAATAGATAATATGTTTTTATATTCTAAAGAAGGTGCACTATCACCCGAGTTATGTAACTCTTTTATAGAGACATTTGAAGCATCAGACGAAAAAAAACCTGGTGTTTTGTATGGAGCTAACGGGCAATCTTCTACAGATTCAAAAAAATCAACTGACATAACATTTCACCCTGGATATTTGCAACACAATATCTGGGGTTCTTTGTTATCTCAATTGGTAAAGGTAGTAGAAAAAGGCAAAGAAGACTATATAGTAAGACACCAACTTGCAATGAGCAAGTTAGATCCATTTCAAATGTCACCTTTATTCAATATGCAAAGATATGAACCTAGTGAAGGCTTTCATGGCTACCATTGTGAAAGAGCTAGTTTAGAATATTCAAATAGAGTGTTGGTTTGGATGATATACCTAAATACAGTTACAGATAGAGGAGAAACAGAATTTTATTATCAACATCATTTTGAAACCCCAATACAAGGTAAACTAGTAATATGGCCTTCAGATTGGACTTACCTACATAGAGGTATAGCTTCACAAACACAAACAAAATATATCTTAACAGGATGGTATGACCATATTGAAATACCTAAAAATTAAAATGTTTTAAAAATAAATAAATGTTATGTTGAAATTTTACCCAAAACAATCAGTATTATTCCCAACCCCAATGTGGGAGGTACCCATCGAAAATGTTGATAACTTATCAATAAAAGAATATATCTTAAAATTAAGACAAACAGATCCCGGAGTAGAAATTTCTAATAAGGGTGGGTGGCATTCCAACGACATACATCACCCTTTACCCCCTGCTTTAGAAGAACTTATTAGTGATTTAACTCTATTTATAAATGACTATTGTAAGCAAACTACAGATATAGATGATTTAGTATTGGGAAATTGGTGGGTAAATATTAATGGGAAAAATGATTACAACATCCCTCATGACCATCAAAATTCTGTACTATCCGCTGTTTATTATGTAGAAGTACCCAACCCTAATACTGGTGATCTAATTATTCATAGAGACGATAATTCACGTTTCTTTTTAGGTAAGTATAGAAAAAATAAAACCCATTTTAGTTCACATAGTTATAGTATCTCTCCCAATACAGGACAAGTAATAATTTTTCCCTCTTGGATGAAACACTCTGTAGAAAAAAATAATTCAGATGCTGAGCGCATTTCTATTGCATTTAATTTTGTAATACAAGGTTAAATCATTATATTAGTAAAATTATACACTATTAAATTTTAATTTATTATGCCAATCGATTATCAAATCCACGGAATATTTCCAACACCAATTTTAACTACCATCCTCCCCCAGGAATTAGGAGAGGTTGTACCTTGGTTTTACAAACAAGAAATGGAAACTGACAAAGAAAGCAGTGAAGAGTATGGTGAACGTTCTAAAAATAGTTATATATTAAATGAACCTGAATGTGCCCAATTAGGAAATTATATATTAAATATAGCCTACGAATTTGGCAAAACCTCAGGATTTGATTATAACTCATACAAATTCAGCCAATCCTGGATATCCTATAAATACCCAGGCCAATACCATACGGTACATACTCACCCAAATAGTCTAATTTCAGGAGTACTTTATTTTGGAGAACCTGTAGAAGAAACACCAGCAGTAAAATTTCATAAACCTATAATGGGTGTGAATGTTTCTCATATATCTCCTAAAATGTTAGCAGATAAAAGAGAATCAAAATATGCTTGGTCTGAATTCTCTGTAGAATTTACACCTGGTCTTTTGCTTCTATTTCCATCCCATTTACATCATTCAGTTCCTTTAAATAAAACAGATACTACACGTTGTAGTTTAGCATTCAATATTGTACCATCAATTGGATTGGGAAATGAAGAATCACTAACAGAACTTAAATTTTAAAATGGAGGAAAAATACTTTATTTGGCACATACAAGGAGGCTTAGGTAAAAATATAGCAGGGTCTGCTTTAGTAAAAACCATTAAAAATACTTATCCTGATAGAAAGCTCATTATGGTGACCTCTTGGCCAGAAATATATCTAAACAACCCAGATGTAGATAGAGTATATCAATTAGGTCAATCTCCCTATTTTTATGAAGACTATATCGAAGGTAAAGATGTAATTATATCTAAACACGAGCCCTATCATCAAACAACCCATATTACAAAAGAAAAACACTTACTTGAAAATTGGTGTGATCTAATGGGATTAAAATATACAGGACAATTACCTGTTATTATACCAAATTATGCTCAAGGTCTACTTTTAGGTTTATGGCAAAGACAAAAACCCATTATGGTTATCCAATCTGGAGGAGGACCAATGGAAGGCCAAAGATATTCATATTCTTGGACAAGGGATATTCCAATTGAAGTAGCACAAGAAATAGTTAAAAAATTTTCTCAACAATACCACATTATACAAATCACAAGACCCGATGGATATCAACTGGAAGGTGTAGAACGAATAGATCAGAAAATGTCTAATATGGAATTATTTTCTTTACTTGTTGTCTCTAAAAAACGTGTATTAATAGATTCAAGTTTACAACACGCATCTGCTGCTTTAAACTTAAAATCAACAGTTCTATGGATAGGAACTTCACCTAAAGTATTTGGGTATGAAATGCATACTAATGTAGAGGCAAAATTACCTAAAAGAGCAAATCAACTTATAGGCTCGTACACATTTGATTTTCAATTTGAAAATAATATGCATGAGTGCCCTTATATGAATATTAATGACATTTTGGATATTAATTTAGTATTATCTTCTATATAATTTTTTATCTCCTATTTTATTTTTTCATATTTATCACTAGATACAAATTTATTCAAAAATGGCTAATTTACAAAGTACTACTATAACAGGAGCAATAAAAGTAGGAACCACCGCTAATACCTCTAATGCAGGAAATATATGGTTTGATACATCTGCTAACAAATTAAAATATTCATATACCGCCTTTAATGCCGGAACATGGTCAGCAGGAACTACCATGAGCTGTCAAAGAAATTGGATTGGAGGAGCTGGCCAACAAAATGCAGGTTTAATTTTTAATGGTAAAGTTGGTAGTGCTAAAACTAATTCTACAGAAGAATATAATGGCTCCTCATGGTCAAATGGAGGAAATTATCTTATATCAGATTACTTACATAAAGGTACAGGTGAACAAAATGCGGCATTAAGTCACACCTGGATTGGAACTTCCGTCTGGGAATATAATGGATCTTCTTGGGCTACAGGGGGAACCGATACACAATCAAGACAAGAAGGAGGATTATCAGGACAACAAAATGCAGGTTTAGCATTTGGAGGATATGCCTGCACTACTTCTGAATATAATGGTTCGTCATGGTCAAATACAACAAATCTCCCATCTAATGCTCTAATAAATTGTATAGCGGGAGGGGGCCAACAAAACTCATCTGTAACAGTGGGTGGTAGATTACCTTCTACTCTAAGAAATTTAGTTTATCAATACAATGGAAGTACATGGTCCACAGGAACAAATTATCCAATAACTGTTGCATCCCCAAAAGTAGCTGCATCAACTTCAGATTCAGCAGTGGCTTGGGGTGGACTTACACCTGCAGCTACTAATAAAGCTTATGAATTCGATGGTATAGCGTGGTCTGCTGGAGGAAATATGTCCTGTGCTAAGAGTCATGATGGTGGTGGTGGAACTAGAGCCACGGCCTTCGCAGCAGAATGTGCTTCTACTGAAGAATGGGTTCAAGGAAGTTCATTTATAACAACTTGCGAATTATAATATAAATAAAAACTTAACTAATGGCAAATTTACAAACAACCACTATAAATGGCTCACTTCACCTGGGAAACTCCCCAGTAACTTCAGATGCGGGTTATGTGTGGTATAATACAAGTTTAAATAAAGTACAATATTCTGCGGTACAATATAGTACAGGTACATGGAGTACAGGAGGAAATTTAAGTGTTGCTAGGCATGAACTTGGAGGAGCAGGTACACAAAATGCTGGATTAGCCTTTGGTGGTTCAACAATTCTTGCCTGTACAGAGGAATATAATGGTAGTTCATGGGCTACGGGAGGTGCTATGGCTAGAGCTGTTAGAAACACAGGTACAGGAACTGGCCAACAAAATGCCGCTTTACAATATGGTGGATTTAGTCCCGTTGGTGCTTATACTTGTACACAAGAATATAATGGTTCTTCTTGGTCTTTTGGAGGAGCCTTTCCTGTAACTGCTGACGACGCTGCCTCAGCTGGTCAACAAAATGCCGCAGTAGGTTTTGGTTTTCGTAATATTTTATGTACTTTTGAATACAATGGTTCGTCATGGACATGTACAGGTAACTTCCCAGATGCAAGAGAAGGGATGGGAGCTACTGGAGAACAAAATTCTGCAATAGGAACTGGTGGTTTCCCCTATTCTACTTCCTGTAAAACTTGGATATATGATGGTAGCAGTTGGTCAGAAGGTGCTTGTATGCCTTCTCCAAAATACCAACACGGGATGTCAGGAAACGTAACTGCAGCAGTTTCTTTTGGAGGAGGTGGATTTCCAGCCCAATGTTCTACTTTTGAATATAATGGATCAACATGGTCAACTGGAGGTAATTTGTCCTTAGGAAGAGGATATCCATCATCAACAGGTGATTCCGGAGCAGGTTTAGCTGCAGGCGGGAGTACTCCTTCATCCGTATCATGTACCGAAGAATATAACCAAACTTGTTCTATAGGTGTAAAAACTATAGGTTAAACAAATTATTTATAATATTAAATCATAAAACAATGGCAAATTTACAAACAACAGTTATAACAGGTTATCTGGATTTAAGTAATTCTACTCCTGGAAACCAAGTAGGCAATTTGTGGTATGACAGTACTTCAAATACAATGAAAATTACTACTGATACAAGTGGAAATGGTGTTGATTTATAATATTGGTTAGGTAAAACTTTATAAAAAAATTAGGCTCCCATAGGGAGCCTTTTTATATTTAATCACATAAATAAGTTATAATGGATTATAAAGCATTAACAATAGGAATATTATTTTTTATAGCATCTCAAGTTGTAATTTGGTTTCAATCTCACTTACAATTTTTCAATAAATGGGCAAGTGATAATCCTATATTAATTTCATCTGTAGGAGTAGTTGTATCATATGGGTCAATTATGGCAACAAAACATATAGCTGGGGCGTTTAATGGGTTGGTATGGCCTAGTAGATTTATAGGTTTTAGTATTGGTATAATTTTATTTGCGTTTTTAACTTGGATATTTTTAAAAGAACCCTTATCATTAAAGTCATTAACCTGTATTGCTTTAGCATTTTGTATATTAGCAATACAATTATTTTGGAAAAATTAGATTATGGTACAAGAATATAAACAAATTCTCACACCTGAAGAGTGTCAACACGTTATTAACTTAGCATCTCCATACTTAGAACAAGCGGGATTATTAGGTGGTAATGAATTAGACAATTATAGAGTGGCACAAGGTACTTGGTTATTTGATTATGATACTTTATTACATGAAATAAAAACAATTGTAGCGAGTTTAACTCGTCTACCAATTGAAAATCAAGAAGCACCTCATGTTGTATACTACACTCAAGGAGGTGAATATAAAGTGCATTATGACTACTTTATTGAAGGTGAAGAATATTATAATGAAGAAGTAGCTAAAGGTGGACAAAGAAGATACAGTGTATTATTCTATTTAAATGATGTACCTAAGGGAGGTGAAACGCACTTTCCAAATATAGACCAAACTACCCACCCCGAATTAGGTAAAGTAGTAGTTTGGGATAACGTAGATAAAAACGGCGTACCATATAAAGATTCATTGCATGCAGGATTACCTGTAACTGAAGGTGAAAAATGGATATTAATATTCTGGGTCCGAGAAAATAAATTTACACTTTAATACGAAAATATTTGGCTGCCATAGGCAGCCTTCGTATATTTACCGAGTTAAAATTATAAAAATATAAAGGTTATGGCAACAGAATTAGAAAGAGAATTAGCAGAAGCAAGAAAAGTTTACATCGAAGCAATTGACAACGGTGATGAACAAACCGAAAACGAATATGCTGACATTGTATCAGCTATCGCTAAGTTAATAAACAAAGACAATCAAAGCTTATCTAACTACCAACAATGGTATAGCAAAAATGAACATCCAATAGAGGATTTAGAATGCCCAGGTGAAATAATTGCTGACGTTAGAGAATTTGCTAAACACCCTAAGGGCTTTAGCAAGGAAGTAGTTGAAGAATGGAACCAATACTTACCATTTGACTTACATACCAAATTAAAAACATATGGTATGGTGGGGAGCGCAAGACTGAACAAAATATTCAAATTGTAATTATGGAAATAGAATCTAGACCATGGGGTATGTATGAAGTATTACTTGATGCTCCCGAATGTAAAGTAAAACGTATAACAGTAGCCCCAGGGCAAAAATTATCCTACCAATACCATACAAAACGTCAAGAACAATGGACAGTGGTAAAAGGCAATTTAACTATCGTTTTGGATGATGAAAAAATATTTAGAGAAGTAGGCCAATCAATTTTTATACCATTAGGTGCAAAACATAGGGCTTGGAATGAAACAGATGAAATAGTACAATTTGTTGAAGTACAAACAGGAACTTATTTCGGAGAAGACGATATCATAAGACTAGAAGATGATTATAATAGAGCAGATGAAAATCCATTTGAACATTTAGAAGATGGTAACTATATTGGAGGTTTAACAATGCCTAAAAAATAATAGAACCTTATGCCTAAAACAGATACACCCGAAGCAGTATGTCATAAATGTAAAAAACCAGCCGTGGGAAGATACAGCCCGGATTTGGATATAGCGGGTTTGGCATTTTGTGAAGAACATAGAGATTTAATTGGCGTAGCATTCTATTGTTTAATGACAGATAAAGTAGATGATTTTAACGCCATAATGGGTACAAATTTAGATGTAAACGAGATATGAGTTTAATTTACATGCAATCAACAATTGATCATATATTAACAAATCATCAAGACAAGATGAACGACTTAAATGCGCTTGGAGATCCGGAGCCGGTCGAGTTAATTGATGACAAAGGTAATGTATTAAATAAGTATTATATATTTAAATAGCAATGGAAGAGTATAGTGTTTATTGGTATGATTTAAGAAATTATAAAGGTAAAGGCATACAACTCTTTGGCGGTCCAAGATATTGGGGTGTGTTATATAAAGTAGGTCATCAATATGGTTTTGAAGAATCTCGTATTAGAGAAAATGAAGCACGTGAAGGTGATTTGGCATGGGTTAAACTATGGGGTGATATTCATTTAATGGGTATAAAACAATTCAAGACAAGAGAACAAGCGATTAAATTCGAAAAAAAAGTACATAGAAAACTAGGTAAAAAACAATTTTCAATTGCGGAAAAAGTATCGGGTGTAAGTGAATTTAGAATTGGTAATAAACAAAATGAAAAAATATTAAACGAAATATTTAATAAATAAACGGGGCACCAAATGAACCAAAACAAAATAATAAATAAAATACTCGAACTAAAAGCAAATAACGAGGACAAAAAACAAATTCAGTTTCTCCAGCAGAAATTAGATAAAGCAAATAACAAAACCAATAATAAAAAATAAGTTTATAATATGTATACCCGCATAGTGGAGTATGCAATATTAAAAACAAACTTAAATGCTATTGGTTAGTAGATGCTCCACCATCGAACGCCACTAGCATTCTTTTATCATGTCAACAAAAATATGTACTAAATGTTCTGTAGAAAAACCATTAAGTGAGTATCACAATAATAAACAATACAAACATTCCCATTGTAAAACTTGTGTAAAGGAATATAGGAAATTAAATCCTCAACTTGAGAAAAAACATCGAAGGGAATGGTTAGATAATGGAGGGAGAATATCACGTAAAGAATATAATAGAAAATATCAAAATAATCTTACCCCCATTCAAAAAATAAAACGAAGTATAAGAAGTAGATTATCAATATCGGTAAAATTAAATGGGTATTCTAAATCTTCAACATTGAATAAAGCAATCGGTTGCGATTGGAATACGTTAAAACAGCATTTAGAAACGCAATTCGACGATAAAATGAATTGGGACAACTACGGTTCATATTGGGAAGTCGATCATATAAAACCAATGGTAAGCGCTAAAACGGTAAACGAAGTTTATGAATTAAATCACTATACTAATTTACAACCATTATATTGGGAAGAAAATAGACAAAAAAGCGATAAACTAAATTGGAAAGCAAATAATAAAAACAAAGCACATAATAATCTCAGTAAATAAAACAACGACGAATAGACTCAAGACTCTCTTCTTTTCCGTAGATTTGAATGTGTCATAATACGTATATCCAAACCCCAATAATGCAATCATTACATCGCCCAACACGCCTCAAATTATCGTATAACCCATCGGGTGAATTGGTACACATTGCCACGCGCAAATTACGTGCATACATGCGATATAAACGCATATATAACAATAAACGACAAACGGCATGTGGGTAATAGTAATCGGTATAACATTCGCATGGCTCGTTACTACAATAGTGTATATCATTAAACAAGAACTGGATAAATAGGGTACAATAGTACACCCTAACACGTTGAGGTTCGGAGTATAACAACGGTATAAACGATAGGTGTACCGCTCCACCCCAACCTATCATTAATCATCCCCCATCGCATTTAAACATTGATTCTCGCTCGTCGTAGGTGTACTAAGGTAACACATGCGTACGTAGGGTATAACTCTACACTATATTGGTTAGTAATGTAACATGATGTGTGGAACGATGTAGGCGAGTAACCTAAGCATGATTCGGGTATGGTATGCCCCTGCATGTGCATTCCAAGCCTTTCTCGACAAAGAAACGAGTATATATGAACAATTGCGAATCCAACAATTAGCACCGACG